GAGCGCGTTTCGGCCTTGCGGGCGTACGTCACGCGGCAGCGCGCGGGTACGGCATCGGGCGACGCGGGGCAGCCTCGGCAGCCTTGCGCTCGGTGCGACGCGCCTGGGCGTTGCGCGAGCGCGTGACCTCGCGGGTGTGGCGGGCCTTGTCCTGCCCGGTGAGCGACGAAGCGCCAACGACGCGCACGTCGTCCCGCCCGAGCGTGTGCACGTGCGCGAGCACGTCGTCCACCAGGGTCGAGCCGGAGAACGCCGTACCGAGCGCGCGGTTCAACGCACGGGCGCAGGCGCGGGTGATGGTGCCGTTGGTGCAAGCCTCGATGGTGAGCATGGCGGTGCCTTTCGTGTGTGCGCAGATCTGCGCGTGGATGGGTGTGCGTGCGACGCGCGGTGTGTGACCACCCGGGTGCGTCTCACGTCGTGCCAGGTGTTGCCCTGACACCCCAAATACTCGACCTGGACCAGAAATGGTGGAGTATTCGTTTTCGAAGTCACCCCCCGCCTTTCTGGGGTGTATTTCGGACACCACTGATCTACGACTCGCGTGGTGAGTAGACGCAGCAACCCTGTCCCGAATTTCCTTGTTCGGATTGCCTGGGCCCCGTGTTTGCTGGCCCAGACCCGTTTCGCCCCTGGGAGGGATCGGGAGGGTTACGATCTCCGCGTGCTTGTTCCGATGATCAGCGGAGATCATCCGAGCATTCGGACGTTCGGCTAAATAGGCGAACATAGGCAGGAGGATGCCCTCTTTGTCCAGGATTCACGACGGGAGAAGCGGTGATCGCCTGCGCTACGAGGGCCTCTGTAGGACCTGCCACGAGGTGCTTGTTCGGGTTACCGGGTACAAGGACCGGTGGTGGCACGAGGACGGCTTCGGGGCCGTCCCGGGGCACGTGGGGGAGCCGTGGTCGGCCTCCATCTCGGTCACCTACGTGATCCCGGAGTGGCCGTAGACGCCCTCACGGGGCTGGGCTAGGTTTTCCTCAGAACTCCTCAGAACACTCGACCCGGGAGGTCGCCTCGTGGCTCAGCAGCGCGGGAATCTGATGACCGTCCGATTCTCGAACAAGGGGATGGCCGAGATCGACACCCTCGTCCACGAGTTCGGCCTGCCCCGCGCCGTCGTCATCCGCGTCATGTGCTCCGTGGCGCTCCAGAACCAGCGTGCCCTCAAGGAGCGGCTCAAGCAGGTCAGCTCGGAGAGTGGGCTATGAGCGAGTCGGAACCCTCGGGTCAGCTAGGCGTCTCCGCAGGAGCGCCTGCACAAACCGCGAAAGCTCTCACGCTGCGACTGCCGCTGGCGCTGGCCGAAGAACTGGAACTGGTGGCCCGCATCGACAAGTGCTCCCAGAACGAAGTCGTGCGCCGCGCCATCAACGCCTACCTGCACACCCGCCGCAACGACCCCGGCTTCCAACACCGCGCCGCGCTCTACATGGCGAAAATGAAAAATTCGAGTGCCGCTGCGCTGGCGGAAGGGGAATAGGGTGCCGCGCGTGAGATTCCAGGACGACCTCCTGCACAACCTCCGCCTGCCGCACTGTCCGTTCGACGGCGTGCCGCTGACCGAACCCGACGGGATGTGGGCCGCGCCGCCCGACCGGGGCGTGCTCCAGTGCCACCCCGCCGCGCTGGACGGTTGCGCGCGGCTGTTCCTCGTGGACGCCCACGGACACCTGCACGGCTGGCGGATGCCGAACGAACCGGACTGGAGAGACATGGAGATCAAGCAGATCACCGACCCCCAGGGCTACACGTGGACCTGGGACGACACGATGCAGCGCTGGACGACGAAGTTCGCGCCCGGCGTCGTGGGCGGGTGCAAGTACGAGGAGCTGATCCTCTCGGGTGACGCGACCCGAGACCTGCTCGCCGTCTACCAGGCCGAACCGAATCAGACGCGCGTCTATATCGAGGCGGGCAAGCAGGCCGATCTCCAGGCCGAACTCAAGCAGGCGATGGAGAGTCCGACGGTGCGCCGTGACCGGAGGCCCGAGTGAAGCGCTGGCGCGGGCTGACCATCTTCTTCGCGGTGATGTTCACGCTCGTGGCGATGGGCGCGGCCGGGCTGTTCGTCGCCGCGCAGTTCGTGCACCACAAGCCGCTGCACAAGGACCTGATCGCTGCTGGGCTCGTCGTGGCGATCCTCGGTGGCATCTTCGGGCTCATCACGGCGTCGCTGCACGACCAGGACAGCGAGGAGTGGAACAAGCTGCACGGGTTCGTCGAGGACGAGGAGAAGAAGCCGTGAAGGATCTCAGTCCGCGCGCGAACCCGCCGACGCTCACGCGACTGCTGGAGGCGATGCAGGACTACTTCCATGAGCTGTCCGATCGCATCGACAAGGGCGAGCAGCGCGCGAAGGACGAGTTCGCGCAGCTCAACCCCTTGTTCATCTTCCTAGCGGCCGAAGCGCCACTGTGCCTCTGGCAGGACCCGAACGTCGATCACTCCTGGAAGTGCCAGCTCTGGGCTGGTCATCGCCAGGACTACCACTCGTGCTCATGAAGGGACGGCCATGACGAACGACCATGTAGTGAAGATCGTGCAGAACCGCGCGCCCAGCGAGATCGCTTATGTCGTGTCGGGCGACGAGACCACGGCATTCATCAACCGCTGGCGCGCGGAGAACCCCGACCACTTCGTGTTCGCCCAGGTGCTGCCGCTGCAAGCCTGGAGCCCGTCCGCGCCGATCCCGGTCACCTATCGCTCCAGCCAGGAGACGCCGTGACGCGGCCCATGCCCACTCGCGCGCCGGACGTGCGCGACGTGCGCCGCGTGCTGCACCAGCTCGACGTGGACCGGCGCGAGAGCAGCTACTGGAAGTCGCGCTGGGAGAAGGACAACGGCGACGAGCACATCGAGGCGTGGCTGCGCTCGCTCCTGGAGTGGGTCGGCGACCCGAACGCGTACGACCTCCAGGAGCCGCAGTCGTGCGAGTGGTGCGCGACCCACTACGACTACCCACCGAAAGCGACGTGCGTTCATATCCGCAACGGCGAGGCCAAGCCCTTCAAGCCGGAGGTGGCGCGATGAGCGAGCTGCGGATCCGCGTGATCGGCGAGAGCGAGCGCGTCTGGATGGAGCTGAGCATCCCCGATCTGCACCCGGACGACCGGATCGACCTGGAGGTCACGTACCCGGACGGTTCGACCACGCGCTACGAGAAGGAGATCGACTGATGAGCGAGCCCATGTACGAGGTGCCGGGCTCGCGACTGCGCGAGCTGAGCGACCAGGCCCGCACTGCCGTTCCCCAGGACGACGACATCCTGGTGCTGCGCTTCAAGGACCCGACCGGCAAGCACTCGAAAACGACGACCGTCGAAATCTGGAGTCGGAACGGCATGAGCAAGGACGACTTCCGCGCGATGATCCAGTCGGTGCTCGACGGCCTCGACGACGGCACCTTCGAGAGGATCGGCTGATGAACCTGATCGAGTACCGGCGCGAGGTCATCACGACCACGGCCTGCCCAATGGAGAACTGCAAGGCCGAGATCGACCAGCAGTGCCAGCAGGTCATCACCTGCTTGTCGGAGAACCACGGCCTGCCCGTCCCGCACGAGCACACGATCGAGGTCTACTACGTGCACGACGATCGCTCGCTGGCCCACCTCGAACAGTTCCATTGCGCCTCGTGCGATGGTCATTCCTGTGACTGAACGTTGCGACGCTGAGTTCGAGATCATCGGCAGGCGAGTCCCCATCCGCTGCGAGGGCGAGCCGTCTACTCGTCACACCCACCACGGCACCGCCAGGATCGGCAGCAAGGAGGTCGAGGTCCGGTGGAGGGAGCAGTCCGACAACTCGAAGGGAAAGAAGAAGCGATGAGCGGCCAGTGGCGCGTGATCGTCGATTCGTGGATCACGCCCGAGGCGACGTGGTTCGGACGGCGCACGTTCGTGGTGGACGGCTTCACGGTGCACTCGCTGGTGGCGGCGCTGATGGCCGTGGCCGAGGGCGATTACCGCGACCTGCTCGGCGAGCATCGACTGGAGTCTATGAACGGCGCGGCTCCAGCCACGGACTTCCCGGCCGATCCGGCAGTGCTCGACGCGATCGGTGATCCGAACCCGAAGCCGACGCTGCGCGAGGCACTCGATCACCTGTGGAGCATCCTGACGACCGAGCAGGTCTCGATGCTGCGCCAGGAGCGCCCGGACCTCGCGTCGCTGCTCTATAACGTCCACGAGGACATCTGGCACCAGTAGTGCAGCCCGGCCGCTCGCCCTGGTCGATCCAGATGCCCTGTGCGAAGTGCGGGTACATGCTCTACGCCAGCATGCAGCCGGACTTCGAGGGCGAGCTGCACATCGTGGGCGGTTGGCGGCACACGATCGTGCAGCGTCATCGCGGCATACCGACGCTGTACGTCATCCAGGAGGAGCCTGGTCGTGACGGCTAAGGTCCCGAAAAGAGGACGCTAACTCGGTTTAGGTACCGAAAAATGGACGCTAAGCCAGTTTCAGGGCCGAAAAATGGACGTTAGGTCGAATCAAGCTCGTCTTAGTGTCCAATAGCTGCCAGTCACCAAGTGGTCACTTACCGCATACAGACATTCCGAACATCACGGGTCCATGATCGCGCTACCGATCACTGGAAGGAGTCCCGTGAGAACCTCTCGCATCCTGGCCACGCTGACGCTCGCCATCGCCACCCTGATCGTGCCGCTCGTCGTCGGCACCAGCCCGGCGCAGGCGTACGCGTGCAAGAGCACCGACCGCTTCACCGGCAAGGTCGTGGCGATGGAGCACTTCCTCAACTGCCTCCACATCCGCTACGACGTCTACACGGTCAAGGAGCCCAGCCCTGCCGTGCGCTACGCGAGCCCGGCCCCGAGCGTGCAGCCCGCGACGACCATGCAGCCCGCTGGTCCAGGCGGACCGTCGTGTGAGTGGGCAGCCAAGCACCTCGTGAAACGCTGCTACTCGCGCGGCGTCGCGCACCTGATCTGCATGCAGTATTGGTCGGGCTACTACTACCCGTACCACTGTGGTCCAGCCCAGGCGTACAACATCACGCACTCCGAGGGCATGTGGAGCGTGGTGAAGCACCTGTTCCACAACCGGGGCGTCCAGGCGTGCACGCGCGGCATGGTCGGTGGCGGTGCCACGGCGATCATCCTCAAGACGGCAGGCGAGGCCACCGGCATCGGCGTGGTCGCCACGCTCGGCGGCGGCTGCGTCGGCGGTCTGGTCACGTTCTTCTGGCACGTCTAGGATTCCGAACATGCACACCGTCCGTCTCCGGCCAGTCGCCGCCGTCGCGTGGCTGGCGATTTGGATGCTCGTCCTGATCGCCGTCGTCGCGGTGACGGGCCGAGTGAGCTTCTGGATCGGCACGACGCTCATCGTCGTGACCGGCGTGATCACGTACTTCCTCGTCCGCTACGGCCAGTTGCTCGCCGCTCGCCGTCGCTGACGAGGTGCCTGAACCGGCCCCGGAGTTGTCGTGCTCCGGGGCCGGTTTGCGTCCACCGGGGAGAATGTTCGGTATGGCTCTGCGGGACGAGATCGAGCGCGCCCAGCTCCGGCGCGCCATGAGTCGTGCCGCCGAGCGGTCGAAGATGCGGCACACCGGGATCTACTCGCCCGAGGAGCAGCGCGAGCGGCCGACGACAGGGCGTCGGGTTGCGAGCATGCCGTGGTGGCAGGCGCTGCGCGAGTACGAGGCGGAGTGCGACTTCTGCGCCGCGTCGATGCCGCTGGTGTCGCACACCGTCGATGAGGTGCGGGTGACCAAGCTCTGGTACTGCGAGCGGTGCAACTTCACCCTGCGCGGCGCGTACCGGATCTACGTGATCCCCGAGTTCCCCGGCCGCGACTAATCTCGCCGAGATTGGCGAATCTCGCCGAGTTGGCCTATGCTCACGGAGCCCATTCCGAACAACCGGAGGTCTCCATGACCAGCACCTCGAACGACGGCTACTCGCCGCGCGTTCTCACCATCACCGCCGAGCTGCGCGTGCCGCAGGGCCTGCGCCGGGACATCCGCTTCACGCGGGTCCAGGAGGCCGTGGACGCGCTCAAGGTCGCGCTCGCTTCCGCCGCTGCCAGCTCGTTCCCCTGGGCCGACCAGCTCGTGCTGAGCCACGACTGGTCCTACCAGTGGGACACCGACACGGTGGAGATCGCCCTGCCCAAGACGGAATACAACACCGTCCCGTAGCGGTCGGCGGTCGTCGGAGGTAGTCGCAGGTGGACGCTGTAATCGCCTGCGACTACATTTCCGAACATCCCTCGACCGCATCATCAGGAGTCCCTGCATGGCCGACAGCGACAGCCAGCGCGCGATCCGTCTGACCGCGACGCCGTTCAACGACTTGATCAGCCCCGAGCTGTTCGTCTGCGATCTCTGCACCGCCGTCGTCACCAACCCGCAGCAGCACTTCCGCGTCCACGAGGCCGTGATGTGGACGAACATCGGCGCGGACATCTTCGCGCCCTTCATCGTCGGCGAGGTCATCCAGGAGGAGCCCGACCGAGCTGATTTGGACGAGCAGCCGAAAGGACCAGAGCAGTGACCGACGAGACCATCATTCCGGCGGCTGACGAGAGCGAGCAGCTCCAGCAGGCCAAGGCGATCGAGGCGGCGCGGATGCGCAACGCCTACCTGGCCGGAGCCACCGAGGGCATCACCTTCGGCAACTCGCACGACCTGCGCCTGGCCGTCGTCTCGATTATGGCCTGCGACGCGCACGGCGGGCAGCACCACTTCGCTGTCACAGGCGAAGGGACAACGTTGTGGGCCAGTCGTCAGGCGATGGAGTGCATCAACGCCGCTGGCCTCGGCTTCACCATCCCCGGCTACGCGACGCCCGAGAAGGTCGAGCCCACGCCGGGCTACCACGACCCGAGCAGCGCCACGCCCAGGGAGCGCTGCCCGAAGTGCGGCGGCGTCGAGATCGCGCCGTACAAGTACGACCACTCCAGCGACTGCCCGAGCAACTGATGGAGATCCCACGCCCGTCGCCGGAGAAGCAGGCCGAGCTGGACGCAGCCCTGGCCGAGGTGCTGCGCGTGTACTGGGAGACGCCGTACTCCGGCCGCGATCCGCACGGCCTCTACCCGTACATCGAGGAGATCGTGAAGCGACAGCACCCCGACTGGAACGACTTCAAGACCGCGATCATGGCCACGGCCGCGACCGCCGACGTGGCGGCGCAGCTCGCGATCCGGGCGCAGGTCGAGAACCCCGGGACGCAGTGGAAGGAGATCTGAGGTGGCCAAGCCCTCCATCCAGGGGCTGACGGACGCCCAGATCACCGGGATGATCGAGGTGCTCAGCAAGCAGCTCACCGAGTACGTCACCGAGTGGAACCGTCGGCTCAAGGAGAAGTCGGATGCCGATCAGCAGGCGTGAGGCCCGCATCAACGCCCGGGAGAGTTCGACTCGCTCGACCTGGAAGTCCAACCAGCGACTCCATCGGCAGCTCCAACGCACACCGACCGAGCCGTACGAGACCCTCGGACAGGAGCACACCGAGTGGTGTTCGCATCAGGTCAACATCGTCAAGCACCCGGAGCACGACTGCCGCGCGTACGAGAACGAGAAGCGCGCCGAGCGGGGAGCACCGCCGCTGTGAGGCGGCAGATCTCGATCACCGACATCGTGGTCGGCATGCGGGTTCACCTCACCGCTCGGATGCCGCGCGGTCGTGGCTGGGTCACGCACTCCGATCACAAGGTCATCAGCATCCACTACTTCGAGAGCGGTGCTCTCATGTCCTTCGTGCTCGCGCCGTGGATCGGTGGTCCGCAGCAGAGCGTGGAAGCGCGTCACGTGCTCGGCGTGTTCGCCATCGAGTTCCCGATCCCCCCGATGAAGGAGAAGCACGTTGACCCAGCAACCCGTCGATGAAGGCGCAGGCGTCATCTGGGTCCGCACCGAACCGGACTCCAGCGGGACCTACCGCCTCAAGCTGGAGATCGACGAGGACCACGGCCAGTTCCTCGACGTAGACCAGGCGCGGGCCTGGGCCGAGTACGTGCTCCACCAGGCAGTGCTCGCGCACTACGACGCCCTGGTGTTCCGTCAGCTCACCCACTCCACCAATGATCCGCGCGCCGCTGGCGATGTCATCCAGGAGCTACGCAAGGACCGCGCCGACTACTCGAACCCGAACCTCTCGGTGCAGCGGCTGCGTCTGCGGCCCGGTGTCAACATCAAGGGCAAGCCCTTCCTCACCGTCGTCATTGACGGCCAGGACAAGGGTCAGTGGGACTACGAGCAGGCTCAGACCCATGCGGTGCGCATCCTCGAAGGGTGCCAGCGTGCCGACCTCGACGAGCAATACAGACGCACGTTAGTAGGACTCGTCGGCCTGGACGACGCCACCGCTCGTCGCGCCGTCATGGGATTGTCGAGCCACGATGACGACTGATTGCGTGTTCTGCGCGAAGCTGCGCAGCTCGAAGCCGGAGGACAGCTACCAGGACACCGAGTTCGCCGATGTGGTGAGCTTCGAGCCGCTGAACCCCGTCGTGCCCGGTCATCGGCTGTTCGTCCACCGCAAGCACACCGCTCGCGCGAGCGAGGACCCGATGATCACGGGGCGCGTGTTCGAGGCTGCTGCCACCTACGCCACTCACTCGCCCGATGACTTCAACCTCATCACCAGCGACGGCTTCCACGCGACGCAGAGCGTGTACCACCTGCACATCCACTACGTGCCTCGTCGGCCCGGCGACGGCCTGCACCTGCCGTGGACTGGTCAGGTGAAGGAGTGAGTGAGCTTTCCAACGTCGAGCCCCCGTCCGACGATGCGGTCACCAAGAGCTACGTGGACTTCGCGATGAACGGCCGGAAGATGCAGCAAGCGTTCCGCGACCTGGGCAAGGTGTTCGCCACCATGCCTAGAACTCCTCCCGGCCACGGTCTCCAGGCGATGCAGCCGTACATCATCCAGGAGGAACCGTGAGCTGCCCGCACACCTCGGCCTCGGTGCGCGAGGCGATGATCGTGGAGCGTGACGGCACGAAGTGGCTGCGCTCGTTCTGCCGCGAGTGCCGCAACTACGTGGACACCATCCCGAACATTGACAGGGACGGGAACGTGAGCGCGACCGAGTGGGTGCCCACCGGCTACACGGTCCCCGAGTTCGAGATCGACCCGAAGGAGACCACCCACCATGTGTGACCGTTGCCGCGAGCTGGAGCTGGAGGTGGCCGCGCTGCGCATGGAGCGCGACATGCTCTTGCAGCAGCGCGAGGGCACGCAGGAGTGGCTCGGCAAGCTGATCCACGGTTCGCCGATCGACCCGGCGTACGGACAGCCGGACCCCAACGTCGTGCTCGCCGACCGGCTGGTCGAGGAGTTCCCGGACAAGAAGATCATGGCGATCAAGGAGCTGCGTAGTCGCTCCATGACGAAGGGGTCGTACGGCGACAGCCTCGGACTCAAGGAGGCGAAGGACTACATGGACGCGGCCTACAAGCGCAAGGAGGACCGCGAGCGTCGCCAGGCCATGAACACGCCGCAGACGCAGACGCCGCAGACGCACAAGGCAGTGCCTGCGTGGTGGGAAACCGACCCGAACGATCACCCGTTTTGAGGGTCTGTCCACTGTGCCGCACGGTGACGTGCGACCACATCGAGGAGCACCAGATGGAGCTGATGACCGGCACGCCACACCGGCACAACACCATCCCGGAGTCGGCGGGCTTCATCCGCAAGCGCACCGCCTGGCGCTGCATCGGCTGCCATGAGCTTTTCGACGTGCGTCCAGATCCCACGCCTGACTGGGCTCAGCAGTGCGATCTCGATCGTGAGGATGCAATCCAGTTCGAGCGCGACGTGCATCGCGACAACCTCGATTGGGACGCACGCGATGTCGCCTGGACCGACGACGAGCGTGGGCCGATCGCCTGGGTCGGCTGCAAGAGCATCCACGTGATCAGCGAGGAACCGTGACCCGTGGCCGCAACGAGCGCAAGCGCACGCACCGACGCATCCGCAAGGAGCTGCGCTGGTGGAACGAGGAATGCCCGACGAGCATCGGTGGCCACTTGCCTGCGGCGTACTCGCAGCGCGCTCCGGCCAGCACCGTACCCCGGGTTGGCCAGGAGGCCACCTGTAGCGGCTGCGGGCGACTCATCGAGCGCGACGTGACCGCGCACCCGTCGAAGGACAAGCGCTTCCAAGGCACGATCACCACCTCACCGTGGCGGACGCGACCGTTCGTCATCGAGGAGCTGCCGTGAGCGATGAGTGGTACGAGACCGGCCAGCGCCGACCTCGCGTCAGCAGCGACGTGCATCAGGCGCTCGGCATCGCAGCGCTCCGCGCGCGCGAGGCGAAGAACGTGAACCAGTACCACTTCACGATGCACTGCGGCTGCATGTTCGTCGGCGCTCGACAGACCTACGAGTGCATGGAGCATTGCACCGGCATCCCGGAGTACGTCATCCAGGAAGAACCGTGAGCCTCTGGATGCGGGTGTGCTACACCTGCGGCCACTACATCTACTGGGACGACCAGTCGCTGAGCTGGTGCCACCTGCCCTACCCGGGCTTCAAGATCACCCATACGGCGCAGGTCAGCTCTCGCGGTCGGTACAGCAAGATAGATCCACTTCTGGTCATCCAGGAGGAACCGTGAGCAGTGATCTCGCAAGTCGCATCATCAGCGACGTGCTGCTCGTCTGCATCTACGGTGCCTGCGTCGCGATCGTGCTCGTCCAGGTCGGGATCAGTGTGCTGATGAACCGACTCGACGTGGAGGCCCGCGTCGTCAGGGTCGAGAAGGCGAAGGCTGACCACATCGCGGCCCTGGAAGCCGACTGGCCGCAGTACGTGATCTCGGAGCTGCCGTGACCATTCAAGTCCCCCATCCTCGCGAGGAGGTCAACTGCTTCTACGCGGTCAACGGGCTGCACCGCGTGTCGGCAGAGCGACGGCTCGCGTTCGAGTCCCTCCCGTTCCTCCAGGGCACGTGTGCGCACTGCGGGCAGCACTGCAAGGCGCTCAAGGTCGTCGGTTCCCGCTGGTACACCGACGAGCAGTTCGCCGCGCGCTATGAGGACTACGAGATCGTGGAGCTGCCATGACCGGCACGCGCACGATCTATCTGGACTGGACGCCCGAAGCCTTCCAGCTCATTCCGAAGTCGGGGAGCTGGGGACTCAGCTTCCTCTGCCAGGCGCTCGACGGTCGGATACTGCGGTTCCACGAACCGGTGGACGAAATGCGCGCGGCCTATCTGAGCACGGCCGAGTGCCTGCGCTGTGAACAGACGATCTTCCGACCATCCCTCAAGCCACCGCACGGCATGATCTACCGCTGGGCGACCTGGCAGTACACCATCCAGGAGGAGCCCTAATGGGTTTGGAGTATCACGTCGAACTCGTCATGAACGGCATGGAGTCGGAATTGGACGAGCATCAGAAATGGGTCGAGGAGACGGCAGCCCTGGCGGGACGGCACGTCGTCGTGAAGAAGGCCCTATCAAATGAGGGCTTCGCTATCGCGCGGTTCTCCAGCCACTTCGAGGCCGACCGGCCGATGGACGCACAGCTCATGGGCATCGGCCTGATGGGGCCACGCTCGGCCAGCATCGAGGTCATCACGATGGTCGTGGCCCGCATGGACTTCCCGCCTGTGAGCCCGCTGGTGTGAACCCGATCGAGGCCGCGCTTGACGAGGATCTGCACGCGCGGAAACTGTTCAACGAGCTGGTCGAGAACGTCGCCTCGACTCAGCACCGACCCTTCAACGAGGTGTACTTGGAACTGTCGATCGCCTTCAACTCGCTCATGATCTACATCATCGAGGAGGAGCCCTGACCGTCGTCCCCACCTGGATCCTGGTGGCGGTTACGCACGAAGGGACCGAGCACGAGCTGATCTTCACGAGCGAGTACGAACTGCGCCGCGCGCGCGACCGGATGATCGCTCTGGACATCGCCAAGAAGGTCGGCTGGCTGCACGGCGACAACATGTATCTGATCCAAGAGGAGCCCTGACCTCACGACTGGGCCGTCGGCTGGACCTAATAGGTATGGACGCTGACGAACTCAGAGAACTGGCCGCGCTGTTCACCGAGGTGCACGAGCTGGCCGAGCAGTGGGCCGCGATGATCACGGAGGAAGAAATCGACGCTCGTCTGGAAGCGATCCTCGGCGTTTGCCCAGGGCACGTGGACCCGATCGGCTTCGACATCGACGAGCCGGACTTCGAGTACCACGGCGAGTCGATGCACCCGGCCGCTGTCGATGGCCAGTGCATGTGCGGCCACCCGGACTACCTGATGTGCGAGTACGAGTGCCGCTACCTCGACCCGCCGACCATCCAGGAGGAGCCGTGATCTCGATGCGGATGGTCGGTGACCAGGAGCCGGTGAACCCGGAGGAGGGCGACTGCTGGTTCGACCCGGCGACCGGCTGCGCGTACATCTGGATGGGCTCGTGGTTCCGGCTCGTCAGCACCGAGGAGGAGTTCCAGGGCGTGTACGTCATCGCCGAGGAGCCGTGACATGGAGCGGCCCACCTCTATCGGGGTGGGGTTCGACGAGGTGGGCCGCAGTTGCCGTGAGGATCGCGCACGGGGGATGCGAGTCACCGTCCGGCAAGCCGAACAGTAGCCAACGCGAATGCTTGGTCGCAAGCTCTCTCAGCGTGTCAAAACGTCCCCGAGAGCATGTTCCGATCTCGAACGAAGCCGTGGTAGCTTCGTCCCGCCGAGGGCAGCCGATACCAGCGATAACAGCGATACCAGCGATAACCGAGACCTTGGTGATCGGGCCACCGTCAACCGAGCCCCGGGGCCGATTGACCCTCGGCACTGATCCCCGTTGCAGGGTTACTGCCCGATGCCGGTTGGGCCCCGGCGCAGTATTGAGTGCGGGCGTACGGCATACGGAACCCTCAGTCCATACGGCTACGTGGCGGAGACGGCCACCGAGATCGACTTCTCGGCGGTGGGGAACCCAGGGAGAGCTGGCGGACGAGGACAACGGCGTCGGTGCTCCACTCGATGCAAAGCTCGTGGAGCATGGAGGCGAGTTGGGCGGGGTGGAGTGCAGGTCGAGTGGCGGGATGATCGAGGCGAGGTGCATGGATGCACTCGCTGGCACGATGATCACCTGCTAGCCCACCGCTGCGGATGCGGAGCCGTCCTGGAGAGGGGTCCTGGAGTGGACGAGCAGCAAGAGCGACTCGAAGTCGTCGCGCGGAAGCTGTGGGAGATCGCGAACAGCGAGCACGACTACGACTGGGAGTCGAACCGTGCTCAGTTCCTCCGAGAAGCCGAAGTGATTCTGGGAGTCCTGGACGCCGTTCCTTCCCAGGACCGTGCGTATCCGACCGTGCAGAAGTCGGCGTGGTCCACTGCTCGCGGCTTCGTGCGCTTCGTCAACCTTCGACCTGATCGCAAGGTCGGCTACTGGGTCTGCGACACCTGCGGGAAGAAGGTCATCCGCTCGGAGTTCGAGAAGCATGCCCATGCGGAGCGTGGCTACTGATGCTCATCGGCAAGGAGGGTCGCTACGAGAAGCCGACTCACCCGTGCATCGTTCCTGGGTGCCCGTACAAGTCGTTCCAGGCCGACAAGGGGGCATGCAAGAAGCACATGTTCGAGAAGATCGAGTGGCTTCGTCGTCGCGTGATGAGCCGACCGTCGCCGTACCAGCCGAACCTGTCGTGACGGTTCCTGGACCGGAGGTCACGTTCGCCTACGACACTCCGCTCAGTCGCAAGGTGACGTGCCAGGTCTGCGGTCATCGCGGATATGGACCAACGTCCGAATTTCCGAGTCCGTACGGTGGCTGGAATCCCTGGCAGAAGCGGTGCTTGCGCGGGCACATGCGTTGTCCGACCTGTGGTCGATGGATGCGGGTAAAGAAGGATGGCACTGCCCCCGTGACACACACCCGCTGTCCACGTAAGAATGTTCGGAATGCAGAGAGGACGTTCGATGGACACCCTGGAACGACACCTGGCGGAGCTGGAACGCCGTGACCCACGGGTCGCCGCTGCTCGGAAGTCCCTGGACGAGACGATCGACCGCATCGTCATGCGGGGGCAGATCCAGCCGGACATCGACGCTGCGAAGCGGCAGGCCGTCTTGGATCTGATCTACGAGAAGTACGCCTCGTGTGATCAGAAAGGTCTCGACTCGATGATCATTACGGCGCAGTTCCGGGGCTATCAGCTCACCGAGGCCGACCTGATGAAGCAGCTCTTGCGCTGTCCCGACGAGGTGCAGGCGTGGTGGTTGGAGCCCTGCGAGCTGCCTGCTCACGAATGTCCGTCCATATGAGGGTGCTCGTCTGCGGTGGTCGCGACTACGCCGACCACGAGCGGGTCAACGAGATCCTGGACAAGATCCACGAGACGACTCCGATCACGGAACTGGCTCAAGGCGGGGCTGCCGGTGCCGACCGCTGGGGCAAGTTCTGGGCCGTCGATCGCAAGGTGCGGTGGCGTGAGTACCGCGCCGACTGGGATCAGCATGGCAAGGCTGCTGGAGCGATCCGCAACAAGCGAATGCTGGTCGAGTTCAAGCCCGATCTGGTGATCGCGTTCCCGGGTGGACGCGGAACGGCTCACATGGTGGGTATCGCGCACGCTGCTGGCGTCGATACCTACATCGTGCCGGGCTACGTCATCATCGAGCAGCCCTAGCGTTAGGCGGTCGTTAGATGACGCTCGACTTCACGACGATGACCTGGACGTGCCACGTGTGCGGCGATGAACGCCCGGATGCACAGATCAGCGTGCTGAGCTTCGATGTCGCCGTGGAGGGCGTGGATTTCCCGATCCGGCAGAACGTGCGCTACTGCAATGACCGACTCTCGTGCATCACTGGCGCTTCAATGGTGCGTTTCGTGCACTGAACTCGTGCTCAAAACCTGAGCGCCCCCGAACGCAAGACATCGGGCTCGTGGATCGCTCCCGAGGTCCCCCCGAAACCCTGCGCCTTCCACGAGCCCGATGTGAAACCGAACATTACCTCGTCATGCGGCTCGCGCAACCCTTTGCAGCACGATTCGGGCGCAACGTCCCGGGTCCTTGAGGACTTGACTGTTCGGGAAGCGGATGACCGTGAAGCCCTTGCTCATAAGGACGCGCGTCCGAACTCGGTCGGCCGACTGACCCTTCGAGGTGAAGTGGTAGTAGCCGTCCACCTCGACGATGAGCTTCGCCCGGGGGAAGTAGAAGTCCACGATGTAGCCCGAGACGATCGCTTGGCGTCGCGGCCGGACGTGTAGCCGCCAGAACGCCTGCTGCAAGGCTCGCTCGGCCTCGGTGGGGTGCTCGCGCATCGCTTGGGCGAATCCGCGCCTGCGCTCCTCCGTGATGCGGCGGCGGGCCACTACAGCGAGATCCTGATCGGGCGGCGGACGGGTGGCCGGATGCGCGGCACGAGCATGACCACCATCGTCGTGTCGTAGTAGCAGAACGCGTGGTGCAGGCCGCGTCGATCAGACGCGATGGCGTGCCAGTCGGCGAAGATCCGCAGCCCGCACGACGAGCAGATCACTTCACTCGTGGTAGAGGTTGCCGTCGTCCGTGTAGTGGTCGTCGTCGGCGTGCTCGGTGATCGTGCGCGCCGCCATCCGGTTCATGTCGAGCACGGTGGCGACCTTGCCGTCGCGCGAGTCCTGCTGCACCGGGGTGCCGGTGTAGGGGAGGCCGAACTGCGGGTCGCCGCTACCGGAAGCCATGTCCTTCTCCTTTGCTCGCTGAATGTCTCGTCGGAATGTTCGGTCTCACGTTAGAGTCGTCGCGTGGCGTGGGCGCTGACCATCATCGCCGTGCTGGCCGTCCTCCTGGGGATTGCGTGCTGGATGATCCACCTCCTGTTCAAGCTGGTGCGTCGGCGCGAAGCCGCCATCAAGGGCATGCACGAGCGCCTCGATGCCCAGAAGGAGACGCAGGGTCAGACGCTGGAGGCATTGCAGAAGCGGATCGACGGGCTGGAGGTCGAGTGCGACGTGCAGAAGGGGATCATCGACTCGCAGGTCGAGTTCATGCGCCAGCACGGGATCACGCAGCCGGTGCTGGCGTACCGACAGGACGGTTCGTCGTTCCCGCAAGATTTCGTGATCTACGAGGAGCCGTGAAATTCAGCAGGGGAGCGCCGACGCACTTCGCCGGGACCGCCGACGCGACCAAGAGCTACGACGCGGGCGCGATCGTTGTCCATCGAGGACAGGCGTACGTCGCGCGCCGCGACCACGTGTGCATGCCACCCAATGTGTACGCGCCAGCGGACAGGGATTGGGCCTCGCTCGGCTCGTTCGGCGCGTCGCCCACGCAGGTCTCGCACAAGTGGCATCCGAAGGACGCGCAGTACCCGATCGGTGACGCGGGCGAGCTGAGCGAACCGGCGATCGTGTGCGCCGACTGCTGGCAGGACGCCGACTACCGCAACGCCTTCCGGCCCGAGGTGCACCTGTACGTGATCCGGGAGTTGGGGCTGTGATCGGCGCGAGCGTGGAGATCGTGCCCAGCTTCGATGCGATCACGATGTTCTTCACCGGCACCGGCAATCTCCTGATCGAGATCGGAGAGTTCCACCCGGAGAGGAAGGGTGGGCTCGTCGTCCTGGAGATCACCGACACGGGCGGCGCGAGCTGGCTGCCGCTGAACATGAACAAGCTCGGCCGAGGCATGGTCACCAACTGCACCGCCGAGGGGCCTGCTCGGTTTCGCGGTGAGCTGATGGGTGGGAAGGCTTCCGGTGTGCGCGTGCGAGCGAAGGACATCCTCGGCTGGTCGCAGGTGGCCGTCGAGCTGACCTTTGCCGGTGGTCGCTGGCGGCACATACTGCATGGAGCACCGGAGTACGTGATCCAGGAGGTGCCTGACCTCCAGGACTTGATGCGAGGAGAGAGACGTGGCTGACGACCAGGGCACCCAGGTGTCGAAGCAGGACCAGGCGAGCGCGAGCGGACCGAAGAACCCCGACCCGCAGGACAACGGCAGTGAGACGGCGGCGGCGAGCGCGACGCCGACCGGCTCGAAGAAGAAGAAGGACGACGACACGCCGTCGGACTCTGGACGAGGTGCCGGTCTGCACCGATGATCTAGGTCCAAGCACAGCCCCCGCCTGTCCTCCAACGGCGGGGGCTGTCGCCCGTTCCGGGGCAAGTGACTCAGCCCCGTGTGTGGCCGATGATAAGAGCATGGCCACGAGCACGGTCACCTGGACGATCACGACGGCGGGCTCTCCCGACGGGTACCTGCACGTGGCCGGGTCCAGTCACGTCTACAACGGTGACCCGCGCATCCGACAGCAGCCCGCAATCCAATCGAGCGGTGGCTTCGTCGATCGCACGAGCTGTTTCCCGATGGTGCTGCCCGGGCTCGTCGAGTCGGCGCGGAAGATCTCCGAGCGGCCCGACCATCCCTTCAACCCGATGCTGGATTCGGACGGCCGTCCGTACTACGACTTCGCGATGGACCAGCACCGGCTGTTCTGTCAGGACTGCGCGGCCGGGTCGGTCTACATGGACGACCCCGGCGCTCACCTCTACGTCATCCACGAATGGGAACTCGGGTGACCTGGCTGGCGCACTTCCTGGGTGTCAACAGCCCGGACAGCGCCTACTACCTGTGGTGGTCCGGCTTCGCGGCCAACATCAGCAACGTCACGCTGCTCGCGGGTGTCGTGCTGTTCTACCAGCACCGCAAGTGCGTGAGCTGTTTCCGCATCGGCAAGCACCACGTCGAGGGCACGGCGTGGACCACGTGCCACCGGCATCTCACTCGCAAGTGGCACGATCGGCTCTTGGACGAGTACGCGAGGAAGTGGCCCGCGCAGCACGAGTTCCTGAACTCCGAGCGCGCCGACAGTGAGAACCTGATCCAGCCATGACGACCGCCGTCACGCCCGAGGAGCGTCGTCGCCGCATGATCGTCGCGCTGAACTCGGCGCGACCCTCCCACGCCTGGGCTCCGTGGTCAGAGCAGGGCGTCCGCAGGCCGGGGTGCAGCAAGTGCCCCGAGCGCTCGCCATTTCAGATGGACCGAGCGAGTCATCCCTACGTCATCGAGGAGGAACTGTGACCCCAGCCGCGCAGAACTGGATAGCAGCACCGCAGCCCTGATCAAGGGGGTGATCCGCATCTCCCGCCTCGGGCCATGTCTGAGATGGCCCGAGGTTGGGCTGCGGAGTATGTTCACCTTGTTGCCAGCCCTACGGCTCGAACCGGCAATCGCATTGCGCGAGCGCCCAACACGACTCCCAGGGCTGGCTTCTTCATGTCCGATTCGCTATTCGCGCTTCCGAGACACCGATGATCCGAATAACGTTCGGTAAGCCGGAAGGAGGCGAATCACCATGAGCACCCTCACGGGGCCCCACGCAGAGGACTGCTACGAGGTCATCGAGGATGCGCTCACGATGACGCGCGAGCAGGCAATCGCGTTGTCACGGGCCTACGAGGGCGACCCCAACCGGGACTACCTCGCGCACTGCGCGATGGTCCAGGACGCCCTGGAGGTCTCGGGGCGCGCAATCGACGGCCGGTGGTTCGAGTCCGTGTTCCGTTACCAGGATTGGGCTGCTGACACCAAGGCGCTGCACGCGGTCGCCGACGCGGTGATGGCCATCCTCGTCGCCGATCTCATCCCGGCGAGCGTGGTCCAGCAGCTCACACGGCCGTGGATAAGCCTCCGGGCACAGGCAGAGCTGGTTGCCGGACCAGCCTGACCTCGGGCCGGATGACGGTCAGGAACTTCTGGCCGTCATCCGGCTGCTGTCCCCGAAGGCCGCTGCTCACCTCAGGGCGGTGAGCTACGACCATGCCAAGCTCGTCGTGCAAGAGCTGGGCCTCATGATCAAGTATTGGGAGGCAGCCGGTGTCACCCTCGACCCTATCCAGCGCGAAGTCGTCCTCGACTCCATCGTCTACGGGCTCAGCGCCATTGCCCTCAGCTTCGAGCGCGCCGTCACCAACGTGGCTGAGACCCTGCAACGGAAGCACTTCCCCGTATCCGCTCCTGCTGTCGGCGACCAAGTACCTCCAGGCGAAGGGTGAGGACGCCGAGCTGCTCGGTGAGGTGCCCGTCGCGGACGGGCTCTCGTACTTCTACTTCCTGCTCGACCACGGCACGCGCATCATCGAGCTGGAGGTCGAACTGCGTTTGGACGAGCGTCGAATTAGCCGTGTCGTGACCGGCGAGGTGCGCGACGCCGATCGAGTGGCGCATCTGCTGGCCTCCTGAGCCGATGCAGTAGAGGTCGATCGACATCACGCCTCTCGTCGGAAAGGAGGACGGACATGGCACAGCAGGCTTACCAGGGTCAGGTCAGCTACTCGGCCGCTGCCGCTCGCGCGGTGAGCGACGCCGACAGCACGCTCGCTCCGGCGGACCGCAACGACTACGACCCGGCGGACTACACCGATTTCCCCGGTGCCGCCGCTCGGGCCAACGGCTATCCGCGTGCGGACGGCCAGCCCGGTCGCACCTGACCGACAACCACGGCGGGGCAACGCGCGTGTCGTGTTGCCCCGCCGTGTGCTGTCCCCATAAGGTGTTCAGATCGAAGGGGAGGCGATCATGAGCGAGCGGAACGCTGGCGCTCCGAGGGGCCAGATCGAGGACCCGGACGTGCCGACGCCAGCGGATGCGATCGAACTCGATCCGTCCGAGAGCGCGACGCCCGCCGTGGCCGACGACGACTGGCCCGAGGCTTCGGCCGACGTACCTTCGGGTGCGCCAGGCACGCTGCTGCCGCCCGGCGCGTACGTCTCCTACGACTAGATCCTCGTCCCCCAGTGCCACCTCGACCGCACTGGGGGACGACTTTGTTCAAAAGCTGAACACCAAGTGCCGAGGAAACAGGAGACGGAACAGCTTCGGGGGACCGGAACGAGGAGCAGCCTTGGCGCGCCAGTCGCTCTACGATTACAAGAAGGACGGGATCGTCGTCGCGATCGAGCGACTGACGCAGCAGCACGGCCGAGCCCCATCACTGCGCGAGGTCGCTGAGGTCACCGATACGTCCGTGGCGACCTTGCACAGCTACCTCACCCGGTTGCGCACGGAAGGGCTCGTCTCATGGGCGGAGCGGCACCACAGGTCTCTCCAGGTGGTGTCGCAGCCAGTTGGCTCAAGCCCGAATGGATCCGCACCAACTCCCTGATCTTCTTCAAGTTCACCGCCGTCGGCACGCCGAAGCCGAAGGCCCGCGCCCGCACGGTGCGCGACAAGAACGGCGCGATCATGACCTTCACGCCGGACTCGACGGTGAACTGGGAGGACACGATCGCCTGGCAGGCCAAGCAGGCGCTCGCGGCCATGATGATGGACCACCCCGGCGAGTACGACGTTCTGCCGATCAAGGGGCGCATCGTCGTGTCGCTGCGCTTCAACGTGAAGCGCCCGGCCAGCCTGCCGAAGAAGGTCCAGTACCCGATGACCTCGCGTCCAGGCGACCTCGACAACCTGGAGAAGTGCGTGCTCGACGCGCTCCAGAAGGTCGGGATCATCGAGAACGACAAGACGGTCACCGACATGGACTCGTGCAAGCGCTTCGCCGACGCCGAGCATCCCGAGGGCGTGGAGATCGAGCTGACCGGCTGGTTCTAGTCTGTGCTCAGATTTTGAGCGTTAGTTCCGATGATCTGCTTGAATGGACGGACGTTCGTTCTCGACCAACGAACGTCGGGGAGAGAGCATGCCGACCACCGTCGATGTGGAGAACCCGTACGGGCTCCAGCTCTACCAGGTCACCTCGCCGTCGGGCTCGACGATCAACCTCCAGAACGAGGGGGAGGCGATCTACTACGAGTCCCAGCGCGACAAGTACATGTCCGACAACCACTTCACCAACGTCTCGGACGTTGAGGACCTAAGTCGGTTGTTGACCTTGGAGGTCATGGTCCACCGTTGGTCGAACTGGCTCACGCAGGGCTTCGACTACCTCGCCGGTCGCGTCAACGAGACCGAGTTGAAGTCGAACATCAAGGAGTACAGCGTCGAGATCCGGCTGGTGAAGGCCAGCCTGGGCATCGACCGGGCACAACGAGAGAAGGACAAGGGCGAGACCCTCGGCGACTACGTGGCGAACCTGCTGGATCGCGCGAAGGAGTTCGGGGTCCACCGGGACGAGCAGTACGCCAAGGCGGTCACGTACCTCTGGCAGTTGATCTCGATGATCAACACCTACGACCGCTGCGACGAGCAAGAGAGACGGGAACTGGACCTGTCCTCGGACTCCATGATCCAGTGGGTCCGCGAGCAGGTGATGCCGGAATGGGCTGGCCTGAACCAGGCGTTTCGCGCCAACCAGAAGATCTGGATCAGCGACCTATGACCACGCGTCAGAAGGCTCCGAACTACGACATCGACAACCTCTCGCGCAGCTATCCCTCGCTGCGCACGCTCACCGGCCCGACCGCGAAGGCCGTGGAAAAGAGCTGGGTCGCCGCGTTCACCACGCGCCCCGAGGCGTTGGAAACGATGCTCTCCGACCTCATCAAGCAGGCGTACGCGAAGCCTGGGCGCATCGGTCAGCGGCCGATGCCCAAGGAGGAGGAGGTCAACCTCAACGCGCTCCTGCACGGTGAGTACACGGACGACCCGATCACCGAGGTGCTGACGAAGAAGGTCCGGCAGGGCTACCACAAGATGTTTGCCGAGAAGATCTTCATGTCCCGGCGCATGTACCAGCGGATGTTCCTGCCCGACGCGCACCCGGACAAGTACCACCCGACGATGCAGGACATCGAGCGCATCGCCGAGGCGCTGAACAAGCCGCCGAGCTACTTCCTGGAGTACCGGCTGATGGCGGCGCAGGCCGCGTTCTTGCGGCTGATCACCGAGCGCCCCGTGATAGCGACGCGGCTCTACCGGGACTTCCTCCAGGTCAGCAAGGAGAGCCCGTTCCTCGCTCGGTGACGTTCGGATTGTCCCGGGGGAAGCTCTCAGGCGAGAGAGTGGAGGAACTCATGATGAGTCCGTGGGGTCTCGCCATCCTGGGCGTGGTGCTGCTGGTGCTGGGCCTGATCTTCGGCGTGGGTCTGCTCTGGATCATCGGCCTGGTGTGCCTCGTCATCGGCCTCGCCTGGGGCGTCGCGACGGGGATCGGCCGGGGGCCGCGCACACCCGTCTGACCTACAGCAACGACGAAGGCCGGGTCCGGAGTTTCCTCCAGGCCCGGCCTTCGCTCACCCGTTCCACACCGTGTCCCGTGCACCGATCGCAGTCGAACATACACCCCCAGCACACAACACGGCCAGGTCAGGCGGGCAGGTACTTCCAGCCACACTCAGAACAGACCAACGGCTGTTTCGTCGAGGGCGGGCTATGAGTCCGGTTCCTCTCCCCGCAGTGCGGGCAGGTCGTCACCCAGGTGGTCTCCAAGGTCACCCGGGCACTCGGAAGATCGTCGCTGGGCTGATCCGTCGTGCTCACACAGGAGTCGTCGGCTTCGACGAAAACGGGATGGACAGCGCATCCAACCCGAGCTAATGTTCAGCCTCGTGCTCCGGGGAGAGTGGGCTCCCAGCGGTGACTCGAACACGCAGGTGCAGTTCACGACTGGCCCAGCAGATCGGGAAGACCGCAGCCCGGAGCACACCCTGGCGGGATGGAGCAGCTTGGTAGCTCGGCGGACTCATAATCCGTAGGTCGCTGGTTCGAATCCAGCTCCCGCTACGAGGCGAGGGCAGCTAGAGAGGCTGCTGTGAGCCTCCGCGAGCCCCACCCGCACTGCTAATGCGGCGTGGGGTTTTGTCTTGATCAACGCGCGAGAATCGCCGATCACGACTAGGATGCGTCGCTTTGCTGCGCTACGGTCAGACCCGTGACCCAAATGGACGCCGGAGTGCCTCGCGAGGACTACGAAGCGCTCCTACTCTCACCCGCCGAGCAGTACATGCTCACCGAACTCCGAAAGGAGCTGCACTTCCTCATGTCCGCACTCACCGATCAGGTGGACGCTGCTCTCGCCCAGCTCGCCACCGAGACCGACGCGCTCAACGGCGTGATCGTCGCTCAGCAGGCCGCAGCCGCCGTCCTCCAGAACGCGCTCACCGCGTCGCAGAACCAGGAGGCCGCCGACGAGGCCGAGCTGAGCAAGGCGCTCGACGCCCTCAACGCCGCGAACGCCAAGCTCGCCGAGCTGGCCGGTGGCGGTTCCGGCAGCTCGACCACGCCGGACCCGGGCACCACGCCGACCGACGGCACCACGCCGGTCGATCCGGGCACGGCGGGCGACGGCACCGGCACCGGCGACGGTGGCACGGTCGTCACCGATCCGGGCACGACCGACCCGGGCACCACGGACACGACCGGTACCGCCACCGACGGGACCGGCACGACCGACACCGGCACGACCGACCCGTCGGCTCCGGCCCCGGGTGACGGGACGGCTCCGACCGTCTCCTGATCACGACTCCGGCACTCCCCCCGCTGCCGGACGCATCGAGCCCCTGGCGGTCCCCCGCTGCCAGGGGCTCGGTGCTTTCTAAGTCGGAATGGACGTGCGTCCGAACAAAGAAGTATGGCGGTTCTCGAAGCTCTGACCGAGGGGGAGAAGTACCTCGTCGCCATCCTCATGGATTCGAGCGGCGTGGACATCGCCGAGTTCCTCTGGAAGGACCCGGACCAGCCTGACAACCTGTTCCGCTGCTACGACTACCAGTACGCCTGGTACCGCAACGACTCGAAGCAGCAGATCGACCAGTGCGGTCGAGCGATCGGCAAGTCGGTCGGCATCCAGATGCGGGCGTTCGCCTTCCCGTTCATGAACCCTGGCAACGACATGCTGATCACCGCGCCGGAAATGATCCACCTCGACCCGGTGACCAAACACATCGAGGATCGCCTGCTCAGCACTCGCCTCTCCAGGGAAATGCTCAAGAGCGGCTCGCAGTCCACCGGCATCACGCACCGCCCGTTCGAGGCGAAGTTCCGCAACGACGCGAAGATCATCGGCCGTATCCCGCAGAAGGACGGCCGAGGCGTCAAGGGCATGCACCCCCGCGTCCTGGAGATGGACGAGGCGCAGGACTACCCGCATGCCGGATGGGTGGAACTGACCGAGACGCTGCGCTACGGCGACGAGACCTCGCGCTGGCGGGCCCACGGCGTGTCCCGAGGCGTGCGCGACGACTACTACACGCGCAGCCAGAGCGAGGACTGGTACGTCCACCGCATCACCGCCATGCACCGGCCCGACTGGACCGCGAAGGAGCGCAAGGCCAAGGCCGAGCTGTACGGCTCGCGCGAGCACCCCGACTACCGGCGCAACATCCTGGGCCTGCACGGCGATGCGATGTCCTCGCTGTTCGTGCTGCACCGCCTCATGGCCTGCGTGGACTCGCGCGAGGAGAGCGACTACAACGTCAGCGTCTACACGCACATCCGGATCAACGACGAGGCGCTGCGCGACTCGGGCCTGCCGATCGAGGCACTGATCGACCTGCCCGGCTCCCACAAGCAGTTCAAGCGCCTCTGGATCGGGATGGACGTTGGTATGACCAACCACCCGTCCGAGATCCTGGTGTTCGGCGCAGAGGCCAAGCCGGGCAAGGACGGCGGCGAGCGGCTGCGCTGCCTCACGCGCATCCACCTGGAGCGCATCGGCACGATGGACCAGCTCCGCGTGATGGATCACGTCGCGCAGTTCTACAAGCCGCTCGCCTTCGGGATGGACCGCACCGGTCTCGGCCTGCCGATCTTCAACCTCATCACGGCCACCGGCCAGGGCGTCGAGGTCAGCGACGAGCTGCGGAACGCGATTCGGGGCTACAACTTCTCGGAGAAGATCCCGGTCGGCTTCGAGCCTCCGCCCGAGGACGAGAACGAATGGTCCGACCCGATGGACCGCGCGATCCTCGGCAACGTGCTGGAGTTCAGCTCCGACGAGCTGCGCCTGCTCGTTGACCAGGGCCGTCTCGTGCTGCCGTGGGACATCGACATGCTCAAGGAGTTCCAGGGCCAGGCGTACTACATCAGCAAGTCGGCGACCAACCCGTACGGCAAGAAGGAGTTCAACAAGGGCAAGTTCCACGCCCTCGACGCCGCACGGATGGCCGCTCTCGCGCACAGCCAGGAGCTGATCGAGAAGCAGATGAAGCTGCTGCCCGAACGCACCTCCGTGCTGGTCACCGGCTTGTTCGATGACGACCCGATGGCCCTCAGTGCGGCGGCTCCGATGGACCCGATGTACGACTGGGCCGACTACTAGCCCGCAGTCGTCGGTCCAGGTCGATCCAGCGCGTCATCAGCGCGCTCTGCCGGTCTCCCTTCCCAGGTTCAGGCGTCCATCCGATTCGCTCGTTGCGTCGCTGGTTCTTGTCGAGCTGCCGCCGGTACGCCTTCATCGCGTGCATCAGCATGCGCAGGTCGTGCTCGTCCAGCTCCAGGGTGTAGGTGCTCATACCTATAAGAGGCAGCTCCGGCTCAATCGTGTGAAGGTCGGAGCCCGATGAATTTCTCGTGGCCACCTTGAAACTGGAATCGGCACCTAACCAAGGGCTACCGGAAGCTAAGGCGCCCCTTGCGCCAGCTAGCGCGGCAGCGTTGGGCGTCCCGGTGAACTCGACGCTCGGCAGCGTGCAGAGCGTGCGCAGCGAGATCGACGACGCCCTGGCCGACATGAAGGTGTTCAGCAAGTTCGAGCCGGATCAGGTCATGGTCGCCGTGAGCGCCCACTCGGCCCGGCTCGTCGAGATCGTCGTCCAGATCAGCCGCATCGAGCACATCCGACGCGAGTGGCGACCAGTGCGCGAGGAGTGCGAGCGGGTGATCGCAGCGTTGAAGGACCAGTTCCAGGTTGCCTCGCGGCTGCACGCGATGCGGGAGTTCGACTGGAACGCGAGCGGGCGGGGTCAGGTGTGAGGGTCCTATCCGACGAGCCCCAGGGGCTCGCACCGTTCGACATCTCCAGCATGCCGCCGACCACGGTGCTGCCGCTGGAGGTGGACTGGGGCGGTACGGACGCGCCGGGCAACGCCTCCTACTCGTACATCAACGAGGCGGGCGTGCCGGAGGAGGTCGCCGAGCAGGCGATGGTGATGGGCCGGACTTTGGACGGCCGTCCGATTCGAGACGAGATCGCCTCGGCCGTCGCGCAGTGGACCCGGAACATGAACAGCACGTCCCTCGCGGGTAGCTCGCTGTTCTTCCGTGGCCGCTACACGATGACCACGAACGTCTACGACCAGATGATGCAAGCGGCCGACGCCGTGGAGTTCGACGACATCCTCTCGGCCGTCGCCGACGCCACCGAGGGGCTCGCCTTCTCGCAGGTGTCCTTCGAGATGGTCGATCAAGACCAGGAGGACATCTGGAACCAGATCGGCCTCAAGCTGCGGCTCCAGACCAAGATGAAGATCGCCTGGCGCGAGCTGTTCAAGGTCAGCCAGGTGTACTTCGGCATCGACTGGCAGGATCTCGTCCTCAAGGTCCGCACGCCCACGATCCCGCTCACCAACATGGACAGCGACTCGCAGGGCGACGTACCGATCCCCGGTGCGGAGGATCTGCACCCCAGTGGTGAGCCGCGCCCGGGTCCGAAGAAGCGCGCCCGGCGCAAGCAGTTCGCCATCACCGCTCCGGCCGGGCTGACCATCTGGGATCCGACCAAGATCCTGCCGGTCGGCCAGCTCATGTTCGGCCGCGAGCGCTTCGCCTACATCGCCAGCCCGGCCGAGCACCAGGCGTTCATGGCCGTGTTCGAGGGCAAGGGCACCGACCCGCTGGTGCTCAAGATGTTCGACGGGCCGTACACGCCGACGCCCGAGGAGCTGGCCGTCCTGCACGAGAACCATCGCGACCCCGCGACGAAGGCGTGGCTGTGGCTGTTCAAGCGGGATGCGATCTTCCGGCACACGCTGACCCGCGCGGACTACGAGCGCTTCGCGTCGGTGCGGCTCAAGTCGGTGCTGCCGGACCTGGACATCAAGAGCCACCTGCGTGCGTCGGACCGAGCGACGCTGATCGGTGCGACGAACTTCATCATCGTTCTCAAGCGAGGTAGCGACAAGTTCCCCGCGCGGCCCGGTGAGGTCGAGCAGCTTCGGGAGCAGAGCCGGGTCGTGGCCAGGATGCCGATCCTCGTCGGCGACCATCGACTGTCCGTCGAAATCGTCACCCCGGCCGTCGATCACGTCCTGGATCCGAAGCGCTACGACCTGATCGACCACCGGCTGATCATGCGGGCGCTCGGCACGTTCAAGCTCAACGGCTCCGGCTCGCGCATGGAGGGCGGCTCGGGCGGCGGCGGGCCCACGGACGACGAGATCGCGCGGGGCATCGAGTCGCGGCGCAACGACCTGGCCGACACGCTGTGGACCTACCTCGTCGAGCAGACGATGAAGCGCAACGAGACCGTGCTGACCGAAGCGCCGCACATCAGTTTCCACCCGAAGCGCGTGGTCATCGGCCTGGACGCGAACATCATGAAGCTCGTGCTCCAGCTCCGCGACCGTGGCGACATCAGCCGCGAGACCGAGCTGGAGGAGTTCCAGATGGACCAGCAGGTCGAGTACGTGCGCCGCAAGCGCGAGAAGGGCATCGACGACGTGTTCAAGTCCTCGGTGCCGTTCTCCTCGCCCGAGACCAACCCGTTCCAGACCGGCAACGCCGGGGGCCGTCCGCAGGGCGGTGGCGGGCTGGGTAGTGACCGAACCCCGGCTGCGGGACCGACCGCACCCAAGACGCCCGCCACCCCGAACTAGGAGATCACCATGCAGGTTCAGCCCGTTGCGTTCACTGGCTCCGGCCAGGTGGGCACCGCAGCGCACACCGCGACCGACCAGAACTCCGGCGCGCAGATCCCGGTCGGCGCGACGCAGGAGCAGATCGTCGGCATCGCCTACAACGGCTTCACGAAGGTCGTCGTGCACAACGGCACCGACGCCACGGGGGACGTGGTGGCCGTCTGCGGCGGGCCCGGCACGTACTCGTGGAACTACGAACTCGACTGCGAGCACGGCCTGTTCCTGGAGTGCACCGGCTCCGGCGCGGGCACCGTCTGGCTCGTCTAGTGGAACGCGCAGCCGCGAAGGCCGATACGGAGGGCATGACCACCGAAGCCGCCGCCGTGCCCAGCACCTCGTCCGACGGGTCGGTGTTCGCCGCCGTCAGCGCCAGCGCGCCACAATGGAAGAAGATCATCCGGATCGACAACACGGACAAGGGTCCGGTCGCCACTGTGGTCCAGGACTACACGCTGACCGCCGAGCTGTCCGAGCTGATCGAGAAGGCGTTGGTGGCCGACGCTGCCGACCAGGACGACACCCCGGAGCAGCAGCAGTTGCTCATGTCGGCCTGGCAGGCACTGGCGATGTACCTGGCCACGTGCGACGACGAGGACAAGGACCAGGCGGCGACCGCGCTCAAGGTCGTCTCGGACCTCATGTCCGGCGCGGGCGAAGGCGTCGGCCCGTTCCCCACGGGAACGTTCGGCAAGACGGTCCAGACGGCCGCTGCCGCACCGGGACCGAACAAGACGGTCTACGAGTGCGCCGTGGACAAGCGGACCTTCTCCACACAGCAGGGCCTCATCAACCACCTCCAGGTCGCGCACAACATGAACCCGGTCAAGGCGCGGGCCACCGCGATGAAGGCAGGTAGCTGATGGCAGGCGGTGAGGGCACCTTCATGGTGCCGAGCGGTTATCCCGACCCGCACAAGCAGAACGTCAACTCGCTGCCGTTCGGCTTCGCGTACGGCGAGGGCAACGAGGTGACCGACCTCAACGCGCCGACCCCGCCGAGCGGCCTCAAGGTCACTGGCCACACGGCCACCACGGTCAGCCTGGCCTGGGACGACAAGGCCGGGGACAGCGGCAGCTACAACATCTACAACGGCTCGACCAAGCTGGGTTCGACCAGGAACAGCACGGCCACGGTCAGCGGGCTCACGACCGGCCAGCAGGTCAACCTCTCGGTCAGCTACGTGGACGAGGCGGGCGTCGAGTCGGCCAAGAGCGCGTCGCAGGCGGTCACGCCGTCCTAAGTCCGGGCTCGATCACGACCGATCCAGCACGTATGGACACGCTCGTGATCGAGACCGGTGGGCGGCTCATGTTCACCAACGCCGCCCGCGTGGTGCGCCAGGGCGTCGAGGTCAGCGAGGACTTGGCCGCTGCCAGCAACTTCGCCGTCGAGAAGGCCAACCCCTTCATCAAGTGGATCGTCGGCGACTTCGTGGAGGCCGACAACCCGAACTCGAACACGCAGTTCTGGACGAAGGACGACCTCGCGATCGGCGAGTACAGCATCAAGTACAGCCCGCTGAACATGCTGCACAAGCAACAGACGCCCGTCGGTTTCTTCTCCTCGACCCAGACGATCCCGCTGACCCACTCCGACGGTGCGGCGGCGCAGGGCACGGCGAAGATCGAGGCGCTGGCCGGGATGTGGAGCCACGTGTTCCCGTTCGAGGCCGCGCTGGTCGATCAGGCCGACGAGGCGGGCCAGTTGTTCTACTCGATGGAGTGTCGGGGCTCGCACCTGCACTGCGCGGGCCCGAACGGCTGCGACCAGACCTTCGAGTACATGGCCACCGAGACGCACTGCGCGCACCTGATGGAGCGCTCCAGCATCCGGCACATCGTCAACCCGATCTTCCGTGGCGGCGCGCTGATCATCCCGCCGACCCGGCCCGGCTGGCAGGGCGCGAGCGCGCACGTGTTCGAGGACGCGGTGCGCGAGGAAGCCGCTCGCTACGCCGAGATGACCGAGGACGCCTTCCGCCAGGCCGCGTCGGTCGGCGACATCTCGGCCCGCGAATGGGAGCACCTGATGGCCGCTGTGGTGACCCTCGGACGCCGTTAGTTCAAACGGACGTACGTCGGTTCCGAGCGAATAAGCGTGGAGGTACTCATGTTGGAGACCGCGCTGGATATCCATGACGCGCTCCTTCTTCGGGCTCCGGAAGATGCCCGGCACGACTCTGACGTGTGTCCCTTCTGTGCGGACTGGGCAATGACGGGCGACGGGATCCCCTCCGGTTACGACCGCCTCGAACTCGCCGATGCCAAGAAGCCGTACGGCGATGTGCAGTACGCGGACCCCGGCTACCAGAAGGACGGGAAGAAGCGCTACCCCATCGACACCGAGGCCCACGCACGAGCTGCGTGGTCCTACATCCACCAAGAGGCGAACGCCGCCAACTACTCGGCGGATCAGCTCTCGACCATCCGAACGAAGATCGCCGCCGCACTCAAGAAGTTCGGCGTCGAGGCGGAAAAGAAGGCTGTCGAGGCCAACGCCCCGGCTGCCAAGCCTGCCGCCAAGAAGTCGTCCGAGAAGGCGGAAGTTGATTCACCCGCGAGTGGCTCCGATGTCACTCCTGGGAAGCGGGACGCGACCGGCAACCGCCCTGACGCAGCAGCGAGAGGAGGAACCAAGCACATGGAAACCGACGACGTGAAGTCCATCTCCACGGAGACCCACGAGGCCCTCCTCGCCAAGGCCGTCAGTGACGCGACCGCATCTCTGACCACCGAGCGCGACGATCTGGCCAAGCAGGTCGCGACCCTCACCGAGCAGCTCACCGAGAAGTCGAGCGCGCTCGAAGCGGCGAGCAAGGAGAACGAGCGCATCAACGGCGAACTCGACACCGCGCAGGTGGCTCTCAAGGCTGCGCAGGACGAGGCGACCGCTCTCAAGGCCGAGGCCGAGGAGAAGGCCGCTGCCGCCGCCAAGGCGGAACTCGCCAGCGCTCGCGCGACGCAGGTTCGGAACCTGGGCCTGTTCACCGAGGAGTTCATCACCGAGCGGGCCAGCAAGTGGGCCGAGGCCGACGAGGCCGCTTGGGCGGAACGCCTCGACGAGTGGAAGGTCGCCAAGGGCGGCACCTCCACCGTCACGACCACCGAGACGGCATCCGCCGTCACGGGTACCCGGGACAGCCAGACCGGTCAGCAGCCTTCGGCTCGCCGCGCCGCGCTCGGGCTCGGTCCCGCCGAGTAGGGAAAGGAGGCACGAGACATGAGCTACACCCGTAACTTCGGGTTCCGCGACTTCACCGGCATCATCCGGGACGGCCGCAACAAGGTCCCGGCGAGCGGTCTGTCCGGCGCGGATGCCAGCGGTTTCCGCATCGGCACCGCCGTCGCGGTGGACCCGAGCAACCCCGGCCAGCTCGTCCGGCCGTCCAGCTCTGCCGCGCCGACCGCCCTTTCGGGGATCGTCGTGTACGAGCACATCCAGTTCCAGGGTGTGGACCCGTTCCTCACCACCCAGTACGACCCGCCCTTCCAGGTGGCTCCGCTGGGTCGCATGGCGCAGATGGTCCACGGACCGGGCGTCAAGGTCTGGTTCCGGAACACGCAGGACAAGCCGTTGTACGACGGCCGCGTCCAGGCGGGCGTCAGCATGGTCACCGGCCTCGGGGGCGCTACCCCGAGCATCGCGGTCGGCGACTACCTGACTCCCGGTGCCAACGGCCTCTGGGTCGAGGGCAACGCCTCCAACGGCTGGCTCCAGGTGGAGTTCGTCAACAACGTCACCGGGCTCTGCGAAGCCCGCTTCACCTTCTGAGAGGGGGTGGATTAGCCAATGTCTGACATCACCAAGAAGATGGTGGACGCCTTCGGGCGCACTGCCGAGGACAAGCGCGCGAAGCGCGAGATCACCGAGCGGGCGAACGAGGAGGCGAAGCAGCACTGGAGCAACCCGCAGTGGCGCGCGGAGTTCGCTGCGGAGCTGACGGAATCCATCCTCCTCGGCTTCGAGTACGAGACGCTGGTCGATCGCTGGATCGAGACGGAGACGACCGACTTCAACGGTCGCATCTTCATCCGTGAGGCGACCGGTCTCAAGGCGTTCTGGATGGCTCGCGGTGGTTACATCGAGGCCAGCCAGATGAGCGCCGAGGTGTCCGAGATCCCTCGCGACATGATCGGTGTCCACGTCTCGGACTTCGAGGACAAGTTCCAGAACAACTTCACGGAGTCGGCCTCGACCCTTCGTGATCTCGCCATCCAGCGGATGGACGCGGAGATCAATCGCCGCATCCACACCGTGCTGTCCGAGGCCATCCCGACGGGTTCCCCGTACGAGGTGACCGCGCCGGGCCTGTCCAAGGCAGCGGTGGACAACGCGATCCGCGCGGTCTCCGACGCTTCTCGCACGGGCGAGGTCGTCATCGTGGGTCGCCCCACGATGGTGGACCAGATCGTGGACTTCGAGGGCTACGGCGTCGAGACCCTGGAGGAGATCCGCCAGAAGGGCGTCCTGGGCACGTACCGGGGCGCGACCATCGTCCGGCTCCGCAACTACAAGGACGAGGACGGCTCGCCGTACCTCCCCGGCAACGAGATGTGGATCATGGCCCGCGACACGGGCAAGTTCGCATTCTTCGGCGGGCTCAAGTCCAAGGAGTTCGAGGACCTGGACAACTGGTACTGGCACTACATCGCTCGCCGCGACAGCGGCCTGCTGGTGTACCACCCCGAGCGTGCGCGCCGGATCGTGGACAGCAACCAGGCGGCGTAAGCTGCCCGGGACGGCTCAGTCGGAGCGGCCCCTCACCTTCGGGTGGGGGGCCGCTTCCGTTTGGGTACACATGATCGGCTGTTCGGTCTGTCACAGATCAGGAGAAAGTCGTTGAGAAGGTGGCTTTTGGCCCTACGGCTGTTAGTTCGAGGTAAGGGAAACTGGTATGACTGCCAGGTACAAGCCGCCAGGAAGCAGGCGCGCGGTCACTCTCGGTAGCTGGAACGGGAACTGAAAGCCATCCATCTCACCCACCGGAATGGGGAGTTCCCGTGACCCGCACCGTCCTCGACCGACAGGTCGAGCAGAAGCGCCTGGAGGCCAGCGCGGTCGTCGCCTCGCGCGTCTCTCGGCTCCACCTCCGCGCTGCGATGCACCGCATCACTCGGCGCGAGCTGGCCATCATCGCGATCTTCGCCGTGGCCCTCGTGCTCGTCGTGCTGTGGTTCAACGCGCAGAACGATCACGCTCGGCAGGAGCTGCGTGACCAGCGTGCCGCCGACCGCGAGACCATCAAGACGTTCAGCGACCAGCTCCGCGTCGAGCAGGGCCTCCTTCTCCAGGAGCAGCAGGAGAGCCGGGCCCAGCTCAAGCTGATCAACCAGCTTCGGCGCAAGCTCATCAAGCTCGGCGTGAACCCGAAGTCGATCCCGGCCCTGCCAGCCATACCCACGGTCACGACCTTCCCGGGGTTCACCTCTGGGGCTCCGACTTCGGGTGGCCGCGCGGCAGGCGGTCCCTCGCGGCCTCCGGTCTCGAATCCGTCGTCCAGCGGTTCGGCCGGGCGTCCAAATCCGACGCCCACTCCGACGCCGACGCCGACGCCGAGCCCGACTCCGAAGCCGTCGCACACGCCGATCATCGACGTTCCTCCGATCCGCGTGGGTGGCATCGAGCTGCCTCCGATCAAGGTCGGATGAGTCATGACTTCTACCGTGACCCGCCTCCCGATCGTGCCCGGCCCTGCTCACGAGCATGACGGCAAGATCCTCGTGATGACCCCTCGGCTCTCGTTGCTGGGGACGCAGGTCGTCGGAGATCTTGCCGCGCGGCTGGGGACTGAGCCGCGCCTGGTGATGCGAGCCCTCCTTCACGTGGGCTTGCATCACCAGGGCGAGCTACGCGATGCCGTCGAGTCGATGCGTGAGCTGGACCTGTCCAACTGGTGAGCCGTATGTTCACCATCGTGGCGAAGCTGTTCGGTGTCAGCGATGAGGCGATCGAGGAGTCCCGCAAGCGCGTTGGCGTGCCCGATGACTGGGATGTCGATTGGTGCGCCAACGCCTGCGGGGACTTCGTGTTCTACCCGCCCGGCGCTCGCGAAGCGGCCGAGGAGCAAGGCACTCCGTTCGTGGTGACCTGCACCAGTGAGTGCCTGGAGGAGCTGCTGCATAGGCGGCGGCTCGACGGTCGTCTCGATGGGGAAGATCGTCCCGTGGACCCGTCCAGCGGCTCAGGCGGCTTGCTGCATAGGTTCCGCACCTAACGAACGAACGTCTATAGTCCGAACAGCCGAAGCGCCTCGACCGCGCTCATGGACCTGGGAGAGAGAAGCATGGTTAGTCCACTGGAGCTGCACGGTTCCATCACCGCCGAGGAAAAGACCTTCATCGAGACGTGGGAGAACGTCGGCGCGGGGACGACGTACGTCATCCAGGAGAACCGGCGCGGGGACGAGGTGCACGTCCAGATCACCGGGCGACGCACCTTCCGGCTCTCCACGTACGAGCGGATGATCACCGAGGAGCGGTGCCTCGATCCGCGCAACAACCCCTTCAAGAACGGCACCTTCCGGCCGATCACCGTGCCGGAGGGGGTGAACATCGAGTCCAACCCGAACGCCATGAGCGACGCCGACATCAACCGGCTGTTCACGGCCTCGGACGTGGCCTGGGACGAGTACATGGCCGTGATCGACTCCCCGGCCACGCTCGGTCGGATGCTCGAACTGGCCGAGAACTCGAACCTCTCGCTCAAGCGCTACCGCGAGCTGGAGCGCCGCCACGAGAAGTTCAGCAACATCGGCAAGCGGGTCACGCACAAGGACCCCGAGATCCAGAAGCAGATCGACTCGATCGGCAGCGGTGAGCCGGTCGGCGGTGGCAACCCGGCGCGCAGTGCGCGCTCGGCGATCAAGGCGACCTCGCACACCCAAGCGGCGTCGTAGGTGGGCGCGCCGCTGCTGGATCTGGTGGCGGTCGCGTACGAGGCTCCGGAGGAGACGGCTGCGTTCCTCCGGAGCCTGGCGCATCTGGACGTGCCCTACCGGCTCCTGGTCATCGAGAACTACTCGCCCGGCATGGCGACGCTCGACGCGATCCGCAAGAACATCCCGGACGACGCGCACATCATCACCAACACCGAGAACGTGGGCTACGCCCGTGCGGTGAACCAGGGCATGAGCTTCTGGGCGCACCCCGCGCCGTACGCGGCGATCCTCAACTGCGACGTGCAGTTCATCGAGGGCGAGAAGATCCAACAGATCATCGACGCCTTCGAGACGTTCCCCGACATCGGCGTGATCGGTCCCAGGACGCGGACCAGCAACGGGAAACTGACGCACGCCGGAATCGTCACCACGGACGCCGAGCCGAGGAACCACCATCGCGGCTGGATGGAGCCGGACCTCGGTCAGTACAAGGACGCCCTGGAGGTCAACACCGTCTCCGGCGCGACGTACTTCGTGCGCACGAAGATGTGGCTGGAGCTGACCGAGTGCGCTGACTACCAGCGCGCTGCGAAGGCCGCGTGCGAGGTCGAAGCGACCGGTGCGTTCCTGCCGACCAAGCACTTCTTCGAGGAGACGTTCTGCTCCTACCACGCGCGCCAGCACGGGTGGCGCGTCGTCTACATGGGCAGCGTCGCCATGATCCACGAGTGGCATCGCAGCTCGAAGCCGGGCTCGCAGTCCTTCCTCGTACCGCAGGCGCAGTTCGCCAGGGCCTGCATCATGTGCGGCATCGACATGGCCGGGGAGGTCGAGTGAGGACCGAGGATCTCGACTACGGCGAGGACTACTGGGAGTCGCTCGACGGTGGGGCAGGCTACCGCGACTCGCCGATCTGGGAGGACTTGGCGCACATCCTGGTCGAGGAGCTGCAACCAGCGCGGATGCTCGACGTGGGCTGCGCAGCGGGCTACCTCGTGCACCACATGCGGCGACGCGGCGTGGAGACCTTCGGACTCGACTACTCGGACTACGCGCTCGGGCTCGCGCCGAGCATCATCAAGCCCTTCGTGAACTTCATCGACCTCACCGTGCCGAACAGCATGGTCGGCAAGCCGGGGCTCGTGTTCCAGTTGGTGACGTGCTTCGAGACGATGGAGCACATCCCGGAGGAGCACGTCGGCGTGGCGCTGGAGAACCTGCGCCTGGCGATGGCTCGGCCAGGAGGCACGCTGCTGTTGAGCATCTGCCTGGACAGCGTGCCGGGCTGGGAGTCCGACCCGACGCACGTGACGATCAAGTCGCGGCAGTGGTGGGGCCATCGACTGATGGAGGCCGGGTTCTTCCTGGAGGAGGAGCGGGTGCGCGACTTCCGTCGCTACCGCATGTTCCGGAATCACAACGGGATCTTCGTAGCAAGGGCGAAGCGATGACCATCCATACGATCATGATGGTGCGTAACGAGTCCGGCCGTTACCTGGAGAACGCGCTGCGCACCGCGTGGCAGATCCAGAACCTCGCGGGCGGGTCGATCATCGTCACCGACGACGCCAGCGACGACGACACGGTGGAGATCTGCAAGCGCTGGACCCGGCGCGTGCAGCGCACCGACGAGCCGTTGTTCTGGAAGAACGAGGGCCAGGCGCGGCAGCGGCACCTCAACTACGTGGCGCAGTGGGTCGAGCCGGGTGACTGGGTGCTCAGCCTGGACGCCGACGAGACGATCAACGACGCCGAGAAGCTGGTCCGGGCGACCGAGCGGGTCCGACCGAACGACGTGGCGATCGGACTGCCGCTCTACGAGTTCTGGAGCCCCGACCAGTACCGCACCGATGGCTTCTGGTTCGGCACTTCGGCCACGCGTCTGTTCCGCTGGCAGGAGGGTGCGCGCATCGCCGACAAGGAGATGGCCTGCGGCTCCGAGCCCACCTACGTCCAGGCGGCGGTCCATCGCGGCGACTGGTTCCCGCAGAACGAGGCGCACCTGCTGCACTGGGGGTACCTGCGCATCGCCGATCGGCAGCGCAAGCACGCGCTCTACAGCGAGCGGCTCGGCGGGCACGGCCACAACGACCGGCACATCGCCTCGATCATCCAGCAGCCGAGACTGGAGAGGTACGCAGGGCTGTCATGATCGTCGTTGGGGCACCGGTCCACCAGCGCGGGTGGATCCTCAGAGACTGGTTCGAGCACCTAGGCAAGCAGACGATCGAGCCGCAGCGGCTGCACGTCGTGCTGAACTACGGCCACTCCACGGACGACACCTTGGAGATCATCCAGGGTGCACAGGCCGAGCACGGATTCGGCCGGGTATCGGTTCTGACCGATGAGTCAGATGACCACCGGCCCGACCGGCGCTGGAACGAGGACCGCTACGCCACGATGGTCCGGCTGCGCAATCGGCTGCTGGAGTTCGTGCGCGAGCAGCCGCCGTGCCTCTACCTGAGCCTCGACACGGACATCCTGCTGCCGTCCACAGCCGTGGAGAACCTTGTGGACACGCTCGGCGTCCATTACCAGGCGGTCGCCCCGCTGACGCACATGACGCCGACCGGTCAGTGCCCGAACGCCTTCGATCTCACCGGCAACCGCTGGAGGCTGAGCCAGATTTGGACGGGCGTCCATAGGGCGTATGCGGTGTTCGGGGCCGTCCTCATGTCACCGGAGATGGTCCGGGGCGTCGATTACGCCGTGCACCGGCAGGGCGAGGACATCGGCTGGGCCAAGAACGCGTGGGAGCGCGGGCTCCAGATGGCCATCAACCTCGACGTGAAGGCCAAGCACGTGATGAGCCCGGGGATGCTGGGCGTCATCGACGAGCGCGTCGGCTTCTGAATCGGAACGGTTCAGCGGCCGACGAAGAAGGCATGACCACGCCCGGGCCCGTCTCCGAGGACATCACCGTCATCCAGGGCGCGACGTACAAGATGCGGATCACCTGGAACGACGATCAGGCCACGCCGCAGCCGATCCCACTGACCGGCTGGCGTGCGCACATGCAGATCCGCTCGAAGCGCGGCGGGGCGGGTGTACTGATGGCCAACCTCGCCTCGGACGTGACGGGCACCGACGGTTCGATGACGCTGGAGCCCGAGGGACTGATCGGCGTGATCGACGTGAAGGTCTCGGCGCTGACCACGGCTGGCTTCAAGAAGGGCGGCTTCTACGACGTGTTCGTGATCAAGACGGACGACCCGACCGAGGCGTACCGGCTGGTCTACGGCGCGATGAACATCTCCCAGTCGGCCTCGGTGAATACGTGACCGAGGTCCAGACGCAGGAGGGCCCGAACGTCACCGTCCAGCAGGGGCCGGTGCAGCAGGTCGTCGTCAGCACGCAGGCTCCGAACCAGGTCACGGTCAGCACGCCGGTCGCCACCAACGTCCAGACCCAGAGCCAGCAGCGTGTCGATGTCCAGGAGCTTGGGATCGTCGGACCGCGTGGTCTCCAGGGTCCGCCGGGCACGGCCTTCGCCATCAGCTACGTTCTGACGGCCGTCAGTTCCTGGTCGCAGCCTCACGACCTGCCGTACTACCCGGCCGTCCGGCTGATCGACGAGTTCGGCAACGAGGTCGAGACGGAGGTCGAGTACCCCGACCTCCATACGGTCTACATCGAGTTCCCAACTCCGTTCACGGGCACGGTCATTCTGAGCTAGATCTCGGCCGACGAAGAAGGCATGGCCGCTAAGCAGTTCCTCTCTGGTATCGACAACAAGAACCAGAAGATCATCAACCTGGCTGACGGCACGTCGGCGACCGATGCCGTCACTCTCCAGCAGCTCCAGGCGTACGTCCGGGGTCTGAGCTGGAAGCAGGCGGTCATCGCTGCCTCGACGGCGAACGTCACCATCGCCTCGGGCCTGGCCAACGGCCAGACCCTCGATGGCGTCACGCTGGCCACCGGGCAGCGGGTGCTACTCAAGAACCAGACCACCGCCTCGGAGAACGGCATCTACGTCGTCCCGGCCAGCGGTGCGGCCAGCCGGGCGAACGACGCCACCGATGCGGCGGGCAGCGCCGACGGCGTGCAGACGCTCAACGGCGGCATGGCGGTCTACGTCGAGAAGGGCACCGTCAACGCCGACACGGCGTACGTGCTCACCACCGACGACCCGATCACCGTCGGCACCACCGCGCTGACCTTCGCGGCCTTCGGCGGCAGCAACACCTACACCAACGGCAACGGCCTGAACCTGTCCTCGGGCACCTTCTCGATCAAGCTGGCCAGCAGCTCCGGCCTGGTCGTGGACGGCACCGGCCTCTACGTGGACTCGACGATCGTCGTCAAGAAGTACGCGGCGGCGATCGGTGACGGCTCCTCGACGGCCATCGTCGTCACCCACAACCTGAACACTCGGGACGTGGTGGTCGCGCTGTACGACGCGACCGCCTTCAACGAGGTCGAGACGGACGTGGTGCACACCTCGACCACCACGATCACGCTGAACTTCGCCGCCGCCCCGGCGTCCGGTGCGTACCGCGTGGTCGTGCATGCCTAGCGGATGGCACGCAAGCAGCTAGGCGCGGCGGAATCGGCATCCCAGGACGCTGCCACCAAGGGGTACGTCGATTCGGTCGCTCAGAAGCTCCTGGCCAACGGCTCGAACCTGACGGGCGCGGCCACTCTCGCGGCGAACACCTTCTACACGGTCGATGCCACGAGTGCGAGTATCGCGCTCACGTTGCCGACGACGCCCGCCCTCGGCACGCAGATCATGCTGTGGCGCACGGACAGCACGACCAACCTCGTCAACGTCTCGCCAGGCGGTTCGGACACCCTGGCCGAATCGACGGGCGGCGTCTGGCAGCTCTACCGTGGCGCAGGCGGCGTCATGTTCATCTACATCGGCACCGTCTGGTACGCGATCCCGATCATTGGTGGCATCAGCGGACTCACCCCGCGCGCGAGTTCGAGCGCGGTCGGCGGTGCCATCGCCCAGCGTGACGGCAACGCGAACCTCCAGGTCGGTACGGCCACGGCCGGTGGGCATGCCGCCAACAAGACCTACGTGGATGCCCTGGTTGCACCGCACAGCTTCGCGGCCGTCGTCGGTTCCGGCACGCTGTCGGCCGACACCACCTATCTCGTGGACGCCACCAGTGGCGCAATGACGCTCACCTTGCCGACGAGTCCGACAAACCGCACGATCATCGAGCTGACGCGGATCGACTCTGCGTTCAGCAACGCCGTCACCATCCAGCCGGGCGGGACGAACACTCTCGCTGGAGCGAGCCCGTTCACGCTCAAGCCGGGCATGGGCCTTGCGCTGATCTATCGCAACAGCACGACGACCTGGCACCAGATCGGCCAGGTGATCAACAACCTGTCCGGGATGCTCGGACCGACCGCCTCCAACGCGCTGCCACCGTCGATCGTTGCGCGCGACTCCTCGGGCCGCTCGCAGTTCACCGACCCGGCTGCTGCTCAGGATGCGGCCACGAAGAACTACGTCGATGGCGTGGTCCGCAGCATCACCGCGAACTACACGGCCGTCAACCGCGACATCGTGCTGGCCAACGCCGCCAGCGGTGCGATCACGGTCACGATCCCGATCACGGCCGGAACGCAGGTCACGGTCAAGAAGATCGACAGCTCGACCAACGCGGTCACCGTCGTCCCGGCCAGCGGCACCATCGACGGCGATGCCAGCGCGGTGATCACGGGCCAGGACACCTCGGCGGTGTTCATCGGCGACGGCACGAACGCCTACGTCGAGTCGGTCTACGAGGTATCCCCAGCGGTCGCTTCCGTCGCTCCGACCGTGATCACCGACTGGAACTCGGCCAATGCGCCGGGTGACTACTACGGCGCGAGCGCCAGCAATGGGCCTGCGACGGCGACCTACGTCGGCACGGTGTACCAGGGGGCCAGTGGTGACACCTCGCTCGTCCAGGTCGTCTACCGGCTTTCCACTAGCGACGTTCCCGAACAGTGGATGCGCCAGTGGTCGTCCTCGGGCGGGTGGCGGAGCTGGAAGCGGATCTACGACGACACGGGCACGATCACGTCGGGTGCACTGTCGGCGGCCAGCGGTGCTGGCGTCAGCTCCTACACGCTGCGTCGCATCGGGAAGTTGGTTCAGATCTACGCGGTCTTGACCACTCCGGCGATCACCGTCGGGACGAGCGGCAACATCACGAACACGTCACTGGCGACGATCACCGACACGCGCTTCGTTCCGTCGATGAACACTGCGCTCGCGTCGGGCGCGACTGGAGACATCGCCGCATTCATCATCACGAGCAGCGGAATCATTCAGATCACGGCGTTTCCGCCGGGCCACGCCAACGTCACGGCGGGCTCGTCGGTCTCGTGCGGCGGCTCCTACATCGCCGCGAACTGAGGAGTAACGGTGCCCAACATCGGTCCCCCGGCTGGGATGGCGTTCGAGGACGGCGGTGTCCAGTTCAGCTCATTCACCGCCCAGGTCGGTTATGCGTATGAGGTCAACAACGGCGCTCAGCTCGCCGACATCGTGGTCACGCTGCCAACTTCCCCGTCGCCGGGCGCTTGCGTGCTCCTCACTCGTAGTGACAACACATCGAACATTCAGCCGTACCTCGTGAAGGTGAGCGGCACCTTCCTCGGCGTCAGTGCAGGCAGTACCTGGACGCTGGGCATCTACAGCTCGGTCCTGTTCGTCTACCAAAATTCGGCGTGGGTCGGCTTCGCCTGGGGAGCAAGCACTTTCGCTACCGGCTTCTCGGGGCCGAACTGGGCGCTCGACACGTTCAGCACGCCGTCGCTCATGGCTCGCGATGGCAACGGCAACGCCGAGGTCGCCCTGCCGACCAGCACGAACCACATCACCACCAAGGGCTATGTAGATGGCCGCACGCTCACGGTCGTACTCCAGACGAGCGCTTTCACGGCTACGCCGGGCACCTACAACCGATGCGTACCTTCGTCCAGCTTCAACTGCACGCTCCCGACGGCACCGCCCGATGGAACGGTCGTCGAGGTGTTCAACGCTGCGACCAACCCGACCCTCTCGGTCAGTATCGTGCGGGGCGGCACCGACACTCACGACATCGGGGCGGGCACCTCGTCGATCGCCCTGTTCGCCCAGGAGTCGATGCGACTGGTCTATCGTGCCGCCAACACCAAGTGGTACACGGTGTCCTCCCTGTGGTCGCAAGCCATTCAGAACACCGGCACGATCGTGCGTCGCGACCCCAGCGGCCGAACCCAGTTCGTGGACCCGGCTGCCGCTCAGGACGCTGCGACCAAGAACTACGTCGATGCGGGCACGGGCCTCGTGCTGTCGCCCCCCGCTTCACGCGTGGCGAACCTGGCCTACACCACGGCGGAGGTCATCTGCATCCAGTGGGCGGTTCCGGCGAACACGTTGAAGGTCGGGTCAGTGCTGCGCCTGGCTGCGGCCGGTGTCTTTACGGCCGGTACGACGCCCACCATCACGGCGCGCGTCCGTGCGGGCACGGCTGGGACGACAGCGGATACCTCGATGCTGTCCGGCACCAGCGCAGCGGTGGCCTCCACGGCGAACTGGCGCATCGAGGCGACCGTCACCTGTCGTGCGATCGGCGCGTCGGGCTCGATCCTGGGCGAGATCGGCATCTTCGGTGACTCGATCGTGCCGAAGTCCATCGTCAACGGCGGCGTCGCTACCGTGGACACGACGGCCCAGTTGTTCCTGAGCCTCTGCTTCACGGCCACGGGCACCAGCGCGGCGGGCAACGTCATGATCGGCTACGGCGAGGTCGCGAAGCCGTAGCGTCGATCCTCAAGCGGCGGTCGAACCACGCCGATGGTCAAGCATGGCCGTTGACCTGTCCGACTACGTGGATGCGCTGCGGCGCGAGGTCGCGCCCCCGGGCTCGACGATGTTCAGCACGGTCAGTGACGACGTGATGGTCGGCTACCTGGCCGACGCCTTCTGGGAGGTGCGTCTCGACGGCTTCATGGAGCCGTTCTCGTGCGACGCGAACGGCATCATCCTGCCCGTCAACGACCCAGAGGTGGTGGCGGGCGAGACCGACTACACGCCGACCCCCTTCGACCCGACGATGGACATCTCGCGGCCCGAGATCGCGCTGGTGATCCTCTACGCGGGCATCAAGATCATTCGCAATCAGCTCATGGTGCAGTCGAGCCGGTTGCGCGCGAAGGCCGGGCCGGTCGAGTTCGAGCAGGACTTCTCGGCCAACCTCCTGGTCGAGATGCTCAAGGAGCTGCAAGCGGTGCGTCAGCGGCTGCTGTTCCTGCGCACCTACAACCAGGACGTGCACGTCATCGACGCCTTCTCGGTGCGCTCGGCCAGCCCGTCGAGCTACTCGGGCTACCTCTACGACTGGTACCTCTCGGCCATCGGCTCGAACGTGCTCGACGCGATTGACCCATCGGGGATCGTCTGATGGCAGATTCCCCCATCCTGAGCGGCTTCGACGCCGACACCTTCCGCACCAACATCCTCAACACGATGATCATGGGGCTGCCGGTGCCGGTGGAGGAGCGGCCGACGTTCTTCTTCCCCGAGACGCTCGCCTACCCCGAAGGCACGTTGCTGGACTCCGAAGGGAAGCCCATTGACGTACGGATCAAGCCAACCCGCTCCGCGCCGGAGCCAGTACAGGTCCCGTGTGCCGTGGAGTTCGCGACGGATACCACGAACGAGACGGGGCTCGTCGGCACTCTCTGGCAGACCCGAGCAACCCTCACCCTCCTCGACGAGCAGTACGCCCAGGTCCGAGAAGCCATCGAAGTGAATTTGGCCGGGCGTCGGTATCTCATCCAGGAGATGCAGAGCGTCGGGCTCGGGCCGGTGACGGTCTACACGCTGGTCTGCTTCCGCAAGGGCGTCGAGGTGACCACGGCATGACCGACACGGTGATCGACGGTGGCGTCGGCGGCTTCGTCCGCTGGCGCTCGCGCATGGTGCGTTCCAGCGTGTTCAACGACCTGCGGGCCACGCTCCAGGCGACCGGCTGGACGAGCGCCGACCTGGAGTTCCCCTTCACGGTCAAGGAGTTCTTCCCGGAGTTCCAGATCTACGTGCAGGACGAGGTGCACGTGAACACGCTGGTCATCGACAACGGTGACCCGAGCGCGATCGGCGAGTGGGAGCTGGGCGGCGACCTGACGCGTCAGCACCGGTTCAACTTCGGCTTCTACGCCCAGGACGACGACACCGGACTGGCCGTGTTCAGCGACCTGTCCGACCGCTACGACGGGCTCACCAACGCGCCCTACGTGGCGCTGTACGACTACAACCACGCAACCCCGCCCCTGGTTCGCATGATGGAGGTCGATTCGTGGCAGTGGGCGCGTGCACCACAGGACGCGGTGCCGTACGAGCATCACCTGTTCTTCGGTGAGTTGATCGTGCGGGACTTCGTAGACGGAGGCAGGACGGTCATGCAGCCATGAGCATCCCGGTGAAGCAGTTCCTCAAGGCACGTCGGGACCGTGCTTTGGGCTCGATTCTCGGGTATGCCGAGCGTGAGATCTTCCCGAAGCTGGACCAGGAACAGCAGCGCAAGTTTCGTCAGCTCGTGCTCGATGCGCTGAACAGCTACCACGACTCGGCACTGGACCTGTTCAAGAGCGACGTTGGGTCGCTCCACAACGACGAGCTGATCACGCTGCTCAAGGCCGTGAACGAGCGGCTCGACCAGAGCGTCTAGTCCAAGGGAGAAACGGACATGCGTCTGTTCACGCTCATCATGCTCATCCTCGGGGCGCTCAGCTTCCTGGTCGAGGTCATCATCAGCCGCCGACCGCAGGGTCGGCCCACCCCCATGAACTTCGTGGCCCTCGGTCTGCTGTTCTGGATCCTGGTGCCACTGGTGCACGTGGCCGACACCTTCAACAACTGATGCCGGTCGTCCTCAGCGCGAAGGCCAAACGGTTCCTGAACGCCTACGCACAGGCGCAGAAGTTCCGCTCCGCGATCCCAGCCGCCGAACAAGCGGCTGCCGCGACCGCGACGGCCGTGTCCCGACAGCGCTTCGTCTCGCGCCTGTCCGGCCGACCGCCAGCGCCCACGCGTCCTGGACGACTGAGCACCAGCGGGGCCTTCGCCTCGGAGATCTCCTGGATCCGCACCGCGACCGGTGGCGGCATCGAGTTCGAGCTGGCTCGGCTGCCGTTCTACGCGCTCATCCAGGAGATCGGGACCGGTCAGAGCGCGGCGATCCTCAACCCGCGCGGCTCCATCACCGTGCGCTCCCAGGTGGGCCGCACGATCAGTGCGAACCTCTACTGGGCCAGCGGCCCGGGTGCTGCCCCGTCGCGTGCGCAGCGCGGCGTGCACAGCGAGCAGCTCTACTACGCCAGCGAGTTGAACGCGCAGGCGGTCGCTGCGGCACGGCGTCGGCGCAAGCGCATCCGGCGCGAGATCAAGGGCAAGCACTTCATCGGCGACGGCGGCGCGGCGGGCTACGTCGAACTGCGCACTCGGCTGACCGATGAAGCTAGACGGATCTTCCGTTGAGGTGCTGAGGGGCCCGCAAGGGGAATCCGCCTAACCGGTCTACCGATGGCCCAAGAGAGGAGGCAGAGACATGGCTATCAGGGCAGGTCAGATCCTTCACGCGATGAACCAGTTCATCGTCGATCGGATCCAGACGGGTGGCGCGGGCAACCTGAACATCCCGCAGGATCGTGTCTACGAGCTGGGGAACTACCAGAGCGTCGGCATCGTCCGGGATGTTCCGGACCTGAGCTTCACTCTCGACGTGCTGGACGTGGGCACGCAGGTGGAAGCTCTCCTGACGGGTGCAGTCCGGCCCGACAACGACACCGATCATCCACTCGGTGACGGCACCACCCCCGGCGCGGTCTATTCCCTCGCGGATGCGATCCCCGCCGACATCATCTCGCCCTTCAAGACGGCGCAAGGGCAGTACAGCGTCGTCCGAGGCGTGGCCGTTCCGCAGCTCAGCCTGGAGTCCGTGCAGTACCAGTACGGTCTCCAGGCCAACGCAGGGGAGAACTACACCCTGCGCGGGGACTCGATCTACTACGTCCCCGGCGTGCCGTTCCTGGCGGTGTACGACGGCGACGGCACCACCACCACGTTCCAGTTCCAGACGGCTGACGCGACTCCGGTCGCGCTCAAGGCGTTGCTCTACACCGAGCAGGGGCAGTCGCAGTTCGCCCTGAACGTCTCGGTGGACGGCAAGCGTCAGCGCCGGGACGTGGACTTCACCGACACCGAGACGGGTGTCACCTTCACGTCGGCTCCGGCGAACGGTTCGGTCATCCGGATCACGTTCGGTGCCAACGAGACGGCGACGGACACGCCCATCTCGGTGACCTATCCGCAGGTGGTCCACTCGGACCTCTCGGTGAAGCCTGCGGCGATCCGTGGCCGTGACATCCGGGTCAAGGTCGGTGGCTTGAACATCAGCCACAAGTGGCACGACGTGCAGTCCTTCGAGGCGAACTGGCGTGTCACGCTCGACAACGACTACGAGTTCGGCGACGCCCACGCCGTCAACCGTGACTACATCGACCCGCCGGACGTGACGGGCACGATCGGCCTCAAGGCCATCACGGTGCAGGCGCTGTTCGACAAGCTGTACCAGATCACCGGCGTGCCGACGACCGACATCATCGGCCCGCAGTCCTCGGTGACCGTCCCGATCATCGTCGAGCTGCTCAACCCGGCCTCGGGCGGCACCTCGCACGTTGCCCAGGGCGCGGTGCTCAAGACGATCTTCATCCCGGATGCGCGCTTCACCATCCCGGGCTACGAGGGTCGGGTCAGCCAGAAGCTCACGTCGGACGTGACCTACACGTCCGACAAGGGCCTGATCTACATCATCAAGGGCGCGGCGACCCTGGCTCAGCTCCAGGGCCTCCCGGGCTCCAGCAACACCGTCGTCCCGAACTGACGACTCGCTCGACACTGCGCGCGGGGGCTGGCTTCGGCTGGCCCCCGCGACGTGGTGAGGAACTGGAAGCGGATCTGATGGATGGAGTCTGGCCATGAGCAGGAACAAACTGACGCGCATCGAAAAGCGCCGTCGCCTGGAGGCTCTGTTCGACAGGGGCTCCTACGTCTACTTCACAGCCGGGCCTGATGGCGTCCCGATCATCCGGGAGTCCGAGGCCGAGGCCCAGCCGGACGACATGAAGATCTGGGTCTGTCCGGCCAACCCCTTGCAGCGCGAGCAGGTCGTGCGTGAGGCCCAGGCAGCTCGGGCCCGCACCCTCGTGGCCAGCAAGGACACCGAGTCGAAGGAATGGATCAACGTCCGTGCCTTCGTCGCGCAGCTTTCGATGGACGGTCTCGTCGATTACGTGATCGACCTCGACGAGTCCGACCGGCTGTCCGAGGCGCGTCGCGACGTGCTCAAGGAGCCCGAGTGGGAGGACTTCAACGCACTGCGGGACGCCATGCGGCAGTTCCAGGAGGCGGGTGCTCCGAAGGACGACCCGGAGTGGCAGCCGCTGATGAAGCGCGACGAGGAGTTCGGTCGCCAGGTCACCGAGCGGGCCCGCGAGCTGCGGGAGAGCGCCAACGAGGCGATGAAGCTCATGCCGCGTTCGGAGCTGGAGAAGCGCGCCTACGAGAAGCGTGCCGACCAGGCGGGCACGGCGGCGTTCATGGACGCCTACGAGCTGTGGATGCTGTTCTACGCCTGCCGCGACGACGAGGACCACAACGAGCTGTACTTCGAGGACACCGAGGACATGCGCAGGCAGCCGCAGGAGCTGCAAGATGCGCTGAGCGACAAGCTCGCGACCTTCGTCACGGACTCCGGTGAAGCAAAAAACTCGCAGGGGGCGGCACCTTCCTCGGACTCATCGGAGCCGCCCGCAGAGCCGGAGATTTCCGAATCCTCTACCCCCGTGGAGTCGATCGAATAGAGGACGTGCCCTGGCCTCTCCAGGAGGCGATCAACCACGGCCTCGCGGTGCTGAACTGGTTCGAGAACTACGTCGAGGACGAGATCCCGCCCGAGGCGCTGTGGGATGACACCGAGGCCGTGAACGAATGGTTCAAGGTGATCAAGAAGCGGCACGAGGACAAGATGAAGTTCGACTCGCCGGGCAGTGACGACGACGAGGACGGCACGGACAACTCGATGATGGGCAACGAGCTGGCCGACTACTTCCGAAAGTGATCGTTGCCGAAGGAGTACGAGGAACTGGAACTGCACGGCATGGACTCAGGAACAGTGGGCGAACGGAGATAGGAGCAGGGCGGGTCGATGCCGAACAACGACGACTTCTTGCTCGGTTGGGCGATCGGCCTGTTCGAGGGCGAGGGCTGCATCGGCCGTCACAGCGCCCGTGGGCACTTCTTCCTGGTCCTGGTCACCACTGACGAGGATGTGGCGCAGCGCTTCCTCCAGGTTGTGAAGCGAGGCACTCTCGTCGGTCCCATCGAGCGCGGCAAGAACAAGCCGTACTGGAAGTGGCAGGCGGCGGCCGTTGAGGATGTCGTCGAACTGCTGGAGCTGTTCCTCCCTCACCTCAGCGAGCGCCGAGCGATGCGGGCGCTGGAAGCTCTGGACGAGAACCGTCGGCGTTTGGACGCCCGTCAGTTGTGCCGTCGCGGGCTCCACCCGCGCACGCCCGGCTACTGCCGTCCTTGCAAGCGTGAGCGGCAGAAGGCGAGTGCCTGATGGCTCAGAACGATTTCTTCCTTGAGTTCGGCAGCAACGCCGAGTCCTTCTCCAAGTCCCTCTCGGGCGAACTGGCCCCCGGTGTTCGGCAGATCAACGCGCTCACCGAGGCGCTGCTCAAGTACGACGAGACCGTCGGCAACATGCGAGCGGGCAACCCGCTCGGTGGCATGTTCAGCCAGCTCGATCAGGCGGCGGGCAAGCTCGAAACGATCGGCGACCAGATCTCCGGTCAGTTCTCGAAGATCGTCAACTCGCTCGGCACACTGAGCCGCGACCTCACCGAAGCGCTCGATGTCGTCACCCGCTCGGCTGCGGCCAGTCGCTCGGCCGCGCAGCGCCAGAAGCAGCAGGTCAATGCGCAGGGCTACACCCCCGAGCAGCAGCGCGTCATCGACGCCCAGCGGCGCAACATCCCGCAGGTCCGCGACGAGGAGCTGAGCCCGGCCAAGGTACGCCAGACGCAGAGCACGCTGGCCAAGGCCACCGCAGACGGCGACGCGGCGCGCAACGCGGTCAAGCGCGTCGCGGACATCAACGCCACGCTGGCGCGCAACGCGACGGACAGCGCCGACGCCCTCAAGAACCTCGGGCAGGTGATCCGCACCCTCACGGTGCAGACGCGGACCACCACCAAGGGCATGGAGGAAGGCCGCTTCCAGCAGAACAACATCATCATCCCGGGTGGCGGCACGGGCGGCATCGGGATCAACCCGGCGCAGATCCAGACGATCCTGGCCGCTGCCGGTGTCCAGGAGGCTGCACAGGCCCCGGTGCGCGACGCGGCACACCAGGCGCAGCGCGACGCGGCCGAGGCCAAGGCCAAGGCGACCACGCTGGAGCGCTCGCAGTTCAGCGCCCCGGCTCGGCCCGGCTCGTACCTCGTGCCCGGCGAGACGCAGCCGCGCATCGTCAGCAACCGGATCAACCCCGGCGAGACCTTCGAGGGCTACTTCGAGCGGGTCGTCAGCAACAGCCGTGGCCTGAACCAGGTTCGCCAGGATGTCGTCACCGCGTCCGAGCAGCGCGTCGGCATCCAGGGCAGCCGTGATCTCCAGCGCGTACAGCAGCTCATCGGTCGGCGCGGCCTGGAGGAGCTGGCCGGTGACCCGCGCTTCCGTGACCTGGAGCGACTGCCTGGCACGGTGCGGGCCGAGACGATTCGGGCGTCCGTCGGTTCCGTGCTGGCCCCGGGGAAGTCGCTCACCCCGGAGCAGTACGAGCAGGTGCCGCAGGCGCTGGCCGAGTTCCAGCGCATGCAGGAGGACTTCGCCAAGTTCTCGCGCGGCGACGTGGCGCGGCGGATCTCCGAGAACCCGATGGAGACGTTCGCCTTCGCGCCCGAGGCGCGTCGAGCGGACGTGTTCGGCACCGTCGGCGACTACCGCAAGCAGGTCGCTCGCTACGACGAGGAGACGCAGGGCCCCGGCGCGGGTTACCGGGCCCAGGCGGAGTCGATCGTCGCCGCTGGCCGTCAGGCTCGCCAGGACATCATCGGGGCCTACCGCGACCTGGACCCTTCGCGCTCGGTGCGCCCTGAGGCTGGCCCGGTCATCGGCGACACCGGCCGCGAGGCGCGCGTCAAGGACACCGCTGCCGAGTACGACGCGATGGTCGAGCAGGCCAAGGCCGAGGCGCGGGCCGCTCGCGAAGCCGCTGGCCTCCCGGCCGGGGGCGGCGGTGGTCGCCCACCGAAGCCGCCGAAGCCGCCAACTACGGGCTCAAACTCTGAGCAGCCCGAGGAGGAGCCCGAGCAGCGGCCGTCCTTGGAGCAGACGGTCGCCAATCGCAGGCAGAAGGTCGATCGACTTCGCAACCAGTACGAGCAGGCGTACGGCGCGGGCGAGGATGTCTCGGGCCTGACGAGCAAGCTGGCCAACGCCATGCGGCGGCTCGAAGCGGCCGAGAACAAGCTCGCTGCTGCGACCGAGGAACAGGCCACCGTCGCAGAGTCGAGCATCACCGGATCGGCTCGGCGATCCTCGGGGCGAGTGCGTGGCACGCCGTTCGAGCTGACGGACAACATTCGGACGTTCGCCGATTCTCTCCAGCAGGGCACGCGCGAGATCATCGAGGCGACCCGTGCGGCTCTGCCCGGCCTCACCGGCTCGGCTCGGACCAATGCGATCGAGCGTGCCGGGACGGCGCTGCGCAACGACCCGGCGTTCGCCTCGCTCGGTGGCAACCTCAGCCTCCAGCGGCAGACGCTCGGCACGCTGCTCCAGTTGCCCCGTGGCGGGGCCACGAACACCGCTCTGGGCCAGGTGTACGCCCGAGGCGGTGGTAGCTCGGCCCTGGCTGGCCTGGGGGCCGTAGCGCCCGTTGAGCGCACGACGACGGCCACCAACCAGTCCTCGGCGGCGATGGAGCGCTACCGCTCGGTCCTGGAGCAGACAGCCGGGGCGAGCGCGGAGATGCAGCGGGCCCAGCTCGCGCTGTTCCAGGCCGAGGAGCGCGTGCGGGCGCTGACCGAGGCCGAGACCACCGACGTGATCAAGCTGGCCACGGCTCAGCGGGAGCTGATCGCCGCGCAGGCCGGTGTCGAGCGGGTGACTCGTGCCGAGCAGCCGCGCTCGCTCGGTACCCAGGTGTTCGGCCAGCAGGGCTTCGGTGCTGGCCAGCTTCGCCACATCGGGCTCGGCCTGGAGAACATGGTCGGGTTCTCGCTGGTGTTCGAGGGCTTCGACAAGCTCAAGGAGCTGGTGCACGACGGCCTCGAAGCGCAGGCCGCGTTCGCTCGTCTCCAGGCCAGCCTCGATGCGAACGGCATTTCGGCGGGCAATCTGCGCCAGGACTTCCAGAACATCTCGGCCGAGACGGCGACTCCGCTGGAGCACGTCATCGAGGCCGCGTCCGAGCTGTCGGGCACGCTCAAGACCACTGCCGACATCCGGTTCGGTGCTGAGGTCGCTGCCCAGCTCGCCAACATCAGCCAGGGCACGCTGACGGCGAAGGACGCGGCGGTCGGCCTGCGGGACGTGGTGGCCGCGTACGGCGACACCTGGCAGCAGTCCGGTCTCACGATGCAGCAGGGCATCAAGCAGACCGGCGACGACATCGCACGCCTGAGTCAGCTCACGGGCGTGAACGTCAAGGACATCACCGAGGGCACCACGCAGATCGCGCAGGAGGCGCGCGACTTCGGCCTGAGCCAGCGGCAGGCGTCCACCATCGCCGCGTATGTCGCCCAGGGCACCGGCCAGAGCGGTGAGCAGTCGGCGTCGCAGACCTCGCGTCTGCTGTCGAGCCTCTACAACACGCGCACGCAGGAGACTCTCCAGCGCGTGCTCAAGCCGACCAACTCGGCTGGGCTGTCGATCGCGCAGCAGTTCCAGAGCGGCGACATCGGCGGCGTGTTGCAGGAGCTGATCGGTCAGTACGGTCACCTCAACGACGCGAGCAAGCAGGCCATCGCGGGCCTGATGGGCACCGGCATCCAGGCGCGGGCCTTCGCCGCCCTGATCGGTGGCGGCGCGAACGCGGTGAAGGCGCTCAACGGCGAGCTGGACAGCAACAACGCGCTGAGCAACCAGAACCAGCGCTACCTCCAGACGATCTCGGGTCGGATCAAGCAGCTCGACGAGGACTTCCAGAACCTCGGTTCGGAACTCCAGCGCATCGGTGCCTTCGACGCTCTCGGCGCGCTGGCCATGACGCTGGACGACATCCTCAAGATCATCAACAAGGTCAGCGGTGCACTGAGCAACTTCGCCGACCACGACTACTTCGGCATCCCGACGCGCGAGGCGCTGCACCTGGCCATCGCGCTCGGTGAGGTCGCGGCCGTCTGGAAGTTCGTCGGTGCCGGTGCCGGGTCGCGCCTCGTGCTCGGCAGTGGCGTCGGTCGTCGGCTGTTCGGCAACATCACGCCGCGCAACGCCGACGAGATCGCCGCCGCGCAGGCAGCCGGATCCGAGAACGTGCCCGCTGCTCGCTACCGCTTCCGTGACATCGCTCGCGGCGCGGGGACCTCGCGCTTCGGCCTCCGTCGCCCGGTCGGGGTCGTGGAGGACCAGGCAGCGGCCACCAACACGGTGCGCAGCGCCGAGGAGCGCCAGATCGTCTCCACCACCGAGACGCTCGGTGTGATGGACACGGCAGCCCGCACGGCTGCCGAGACGCTGAACGTCCTGTCCGGTGCGGCACGCACGGCCGCAGCCAGCGAGGAGGAGGTGGTCGTCGCCAATCGGGTGGCGACTACGGGCGGTGCGATCGGTGCCGCCGAGCAGGGTGCGCTGTTCCCGATCTCGCGTGCCGGTGCCTACCAGCCGACCTTGTTCGGTGGCGGCGCGGTCGGAGCTGGGACGCAGGCTGCCGAGCGCGAGGCGGCTCAGGTCGCGGCGCAGACCGAGGGGCAGATGCTCCTCCCGCTCGCGTTCCGGAATCCGACGACCGGCCGTTTCGCCACGCCAGGTCAGGTGGCCTCGGCCGACGCTCAGCGCATCGCATCCGCTGAGGGCGCTCTGCCGGGGATGACCCGGGCGGAGCTGCAAGCGATGAACGCTGGTCGCTCCGGCGGCTTGCTGCCGTTCCCGGCGGGTGCGGCCGAGGAGGAGGCGCTGGCCACGGGTGCCGGTGCTGGCTTCGGTGCACGGCTCGGCAAGTTCGGCAAGCTCGGTGCGGCAGCTCCGCTCCTGGCCATCTTCGGTGCACCCGTTCTCGGCCAGGCGATCTCCGGTGGTCAGTCGGCTGGTTCTGGTGCTCGTGGATTTGCGGGCAGCCTGGCCGAGAGCATCACGATGGGTGCGGGCATCGGCGGCTTGGTCGGTGGTCCGCTCGGTGCGGCTCTCGGTGCGATCGGCGGCACCGCGTTCGGCGGGGTCAGTGCGGTCCTCGATGCACGGAAGTTCAACAACGCGCAGACCTCGGTCGCGTCGAACAACGCCTACTACAAGCTGTTCGATCAGGTGGTCGGCGGCTTCGCCAAGGGCTCGGCCGGTGACAAGGCGTCGCGCGGTCAGGGCTTCAAGGACCAGCTCCCGAAGCTCGGCAGTGCCGAGGCCGTGGAGGCGTTCCAGACCAAGGTCCGCAAGCAGATCGAGTCCGAGCGCGACAAGATTCAGACGGCCGGTGGAAACAGCAAGGAGGCTCAGGCCAAGATCTCGGCCGACATCGACCGGCTGGAGACGACGCTCCAGACGGCCGCGCAGCACCGCATCGCGGCGATCAAGGGCTTCAACAAGATCGACGTGCTGAACAGTCAGCAGATCGACGATCTCCAGTCGGCGCTCGGTACGGTCGGCCAGCTCAACCCGGAGACGTTGACCACCCAGCGCGAAGCGATCCAGAACCTGCTCAAGGCGGGCACGCTCTCGCCGGGCAGCAAGGCGTACAAGGACGTGCTCGCGGCGGCTGGCATCGACCAGGGCCAGGCAGGTCAGGTCGGTCGCACCACCGACGGGAAGTACGGCTACTACGACGCGGGTGGCAACTTCCACTCGATGCTGCGTCAGGCGACGCAGACCGGCCCGGCCGTTGCTGGTTCGACGCGCGACAACAACACGCAGTCCTCCGGCATCCAGTCCACCCTCCCTGGCCAGGCACCGGCCGGTGCGCCGACGATCTACAACCCGAAGGGCGAGCGCTCGCCGGGCGCGCTGAGCCAGCAGCGTCTGCTCAAGGCGTTGCGGGACGGCTACAACGAGTCGATCAAGCAGGCCAACACGATCCTGGAGTCGATCGGCAAGCCCGATCAGAAGTCGCAGGCGGCGTTCGACAAGGCGCAGGCGCAGCTCAAGGCGGGGCTCGAAGGTCTCCAGGGTGTCAACCAGCAGATCTACCAGAACCCGATCCAGGAGTTCACCAACCGCGCGGGCCTGCGCGCGAGCCTGTCGGGGACCGGTGGCGATGTCGGCGGCGTCCACTTCGGTGCCGGGACGGGCGGTGCGGTTGCCGACCTGCGGCGAGCCAACACGGCGATCGAGAAGTACAACAAGACGCTGACCCACGACGACCCGCAATACTGGGCCAACATCGCGCAGATCGAGCAGAACAAGCAGCAGATCGCCCAGTTGCAGAACCAGGCTGCCTACAACGCGAACAACCTGATCATCGCCAGTTCGAACGACGCCCTGACCAAGGCGAACGCCACGCTGGCCAATGCCCAGTTGAAGCTCAAGCAGGATCTGGCCAGTGGCGCGTCGGCCGATCAGATCGGACAGGACAAGGCCGCTGTCGGGGCGGGCAATCTCGGCGTCGCGCAGGCGAACCAGCAGGTGACGCAAGCGCGGTACGGCATCGCCGTCGCACAGAACCGCAACGCCATCGCGAAGGGTCAGGCGCAGCTCAACCAAGTGCTCCAGGCTGAGGCGTCGGCTCGTGGTGGCACCCTCGCCGACCAGGCCACGTTGCTCCAGGCGCAGCAGCAGGAGATCGCGATCCGGCAGCAGATCGCCGACGCGATCGAGGCCCAGAAGGAGTCGGCGCTCGCCGCGAGGGCGGCGGTTGCACGATTCCACGGTGACGACGTGCGGGCTGCAACGCTGGACCTGAGCAAGGCCGAGGACGCCTACCGCTACGCCGTGGAGCAGTACGGCAAGAACAGCAAGGAGGCACGTGACGCGTACACCAGCGTGATCACGTCGAAGTCGGCGCAGTACGACGCGGTGACGCAGCAGATCGAGGCGGGGTTGGACCTCCAGATCCAGCAGCTCAACGCTCGCGGTGTCGGCCAGGGCTCGGACCTCGGTCAGGCTGCGGCGGGCGTCTCGCTCCAGAAGGCGCAGGTCGATCTCAACCGCTACCTCAAGAAGGGTGGCAAGAAGGGCACCAGCGAGTACGACAAGCTCTACGGTGCGGTGATCGCGGCGCAGCGCAACCAGTTCGACGTGGCGTTGCAGGCGCAGCTCGACACGCTGGACTTCCAAAAGGAGACGTACCAGATCACGGGTGCGCAGGAGATCGCCGCGCTCCAGCAGATCTTGAAGAACAAGCAGCTCACCCTGGCCGAGCAGCGCTCGATCACCCTCAAGATCAAGAGCTTGCAGAGTGGCATCCGCGAGCAGCTCACGCAGGGCGGTCTGAACATCCCGAGCGACATCAAGCTGCCGACCGCGTACGACGTGCGGCGCTCGCTCGGTGCGGGCTTCGGTGGCACCGGCACGCAGGCCAACATCGTGAACAACAACCAGCAGGCGTCGATCACGGTGAACCAGACGCTGCCGACGAGTGCGATGGCCAAGGCGGTCGCGGCGCAGGTGATCTCGCTGATCAACCAGCAGACCGGGCAGCAGGTGCGAGCCAACTCGGCGAGCCCGCGCAACGTCCCGGTGGGGAGGCGATAACAGATGGTCGTCCGTTGGTCCATGCAGGACTACTGGGCCGCAACCCCAGTCACCTACCAGATGGAGATCAACCCGAACGACGGTGGCTCGCCCGAGATCACCAAGCAGATGGCCATCTTGCAGAGCAGCGGCCCCAACCGCATGAATCTCGTGCAGGAAGGCAATTCGACGACGCCCACGATCAACTTCTCGGGCGTGATCTTGGAGCAGGGGCACTACGAGAACCTGGAGTATTGGTTCGACAAGCGCGTGCTGATCAAGCTCGTGGACGACCTCAACCGGACCTTCTACGGGGTGTTCAGCAAGTTCGCGCCCAAGCGCATCCGGCGACCGAACAACCCCTGGTACCACACGTACGACGCCGAGTTCACCGTCACCGCCTACGTCAACGCCTCGGGCCAGCGCGTCTACGGACGGATCCTCTAGTGCGCGACTACACGACGGCGAAGTTCCAGCACATCCAGGAAATCCAGCGTTCCGGGATGATGGTCGGCCGTGACCGGCCGGTCACGCGTGCGACGTGGTGCAAGCAGAGCATCCGCCAGATCCACAGCACCAAGGACGGCATGGGCGCTGTTCGCTACCTGGACAAGAACCCGACCCAGTTCGAGTTCACCGGCATCGCCAGCGTCGAGATCCAGCGCTCGATCGGCCAGGACGCAGCGACGTGCACGATCACGCTGTGGAACACGCACAACAAGACGAGCCAGCCGGAGGGCATCGACACCGAGGGACGCAAGGGCTACCTCACGCCGGGGCGCGGTGCGGCGATCCAGAATCTGACGAGCGTCTATACCGGCACGGACACCGATCTCGGCATGACCGACAGCGACGCGCAGCTCGTGCTGCCGACGAGCTGGGGTTATCCCGAGAATCCGTACCGCGACGTGTTCATCCCCAACACGGTGATCCGCACCTACCAGGGCTACGGCAGCGACAATTTCGACTCGCTCGGCAACGAGATCTACATGCACGACCCGAGCAGCGAGGGCTACGTCCCGCCCGAGGCGGACACGAAGCTCTACCAGACCGGCACGTGGCTCATCGACCAGGTGACGATCCACAACGACGGCACGATGCAGTTGGAGTGCCGCGACCTGGCCAAGCTGCTGATCGAGCAGTTCATCTACCCGCCACTGCTGCCCATCGACCGCTTCCCATTGATCTACTGCCCGGCGCACAAGGACATGGGCCACAAGGAGGTGATCGGCAAGAACGTCGCCACCTACCACTCGGCCAGCACCGATCGGCGCTACGGCAAGAACGGCAAGGTGCTCGGCCACCGGGCGCGCGATGCCTTCGACGGCAGGAAGCACACGTTCTGGCTCTCGGGCGCGAACACCGTCGGCAGCAACCTGGAGTGGCTCCAGGCGAAGGTGCACGGCGAGATCAACGAGATCGTGCTCAACTGCTACGGCGGTAACTACCTCGTGTACGTCTGCGTGCACTCGGGAGGGAAGTGGCAGGGCACCAGCACGGTCGCGGGCAACTCGGAGAACCTGGACTACTACGACTCCCCCGGTGACGGCGCTGGCTTCATGTACGTCATCACCTCGGGCGACACGTTGTGGGACCTGGCCGGGCACTACTACGGCGACAACTTCAAGTGGCCGATCATCGCGCGGGCCAACAACAACATCATCAAGGATCCGCACTGGATCTACCCCGGCCAGCGGATCAAGATCCCGTACGTCAAGGGCACCTTGACGCCGCCGCCGACCGGTGGCACTGCGACCGGTGGCACGCACGTGGACATCCCGTACGTGATCACCGCGACGGTGCCGAGCAACGGCAAGGCGACGATCACGCTGCCCAAGACGTACAAGGCCAACTTCGTGCGGGTGGTGTTCACCAACCTCAACCCCAGCCTGGGCGAGGGCTCGCCGTACCGTGCAGGCGTACGCGAGATGGTCGTGCGCAACCACATCCCGAACACCTTCCTCGCCTCGACCGAGGGCAAGGGCGGTTCGATCAACGACTGGACCGAGCCCATCAAGGAGATGTGCGCCTGGGCTGGGCTGACCTGGGAGGACGCACCGACGGCCGACCCGGTGATCGGTTCGACCTCGCCCGCCGCCACGATCGCCGCGTACCAGAAGAAGATCATGGTGCTGCGCAAGCAGTTGCAGAGCCAGACGTGGTGGAACGCCGGTCAGAAGGCGGCGATCATCAACCAGATCAACGATCTCAATGCCAGGATCACCACGCTCCGGGCGAGGCCGGTGGTCAACCTGCGCGTGTGGGGCGACTTCGAGATCCTCGGTGCGGGCCCGATCGTGTGCACGCCGGGCGACTACTTCATGAGCAAGTCGTTCATGGACGGCATCGGCCTGATCCGCGACTTCATCGGCGGGATCTTCTTCATCGACGAGACCGGCGGTGCGCAGTTCCGGCTGCCCAACATTTGGACGGCCGGTAATTTCATCGACGACATCGGCGCGAGCACTGCTCTCAAGGCGCGGGTCGCTGGACACCCGATCGAGTTCCACGAGGACGTGAACCTGATCAGCTACCAGATGACGATCAGCGACGCGGACGTGCGCTCGGAGGTGCTGGTCGTCGGTGGCTACCCGAAGTCCACCAGCGCCCCGGCTCCGGTGGCCGGTGGTTACGTGCTCGGCTACAACAGCGAGACCGGCCAGACCAGCGCGATCGACTTCACGGACGTGCTGGCCGGGCAGTACCGGCTGATGATCGTCCCCGGCGAATCGACCAACCTGTTCTACACCGAGCGCGAGTGTCAGCGGATGGCCGAGCTGACCGCGCTGTTCATCCTGTTCACCTACCGCACGGGCAGCGCGAAGATCGTCGCTCATCCAGGACTCCAGATCGACGATCAGGTGCGCATCTTCGAGCGGACCAGCTACGAGACCAACATCCACTACGTCTCGGGCGTCACCTCCACGCACAACCTGGAGAGCGGCGAGTACACGATGGACGTGACGTGCCACTGGCTCGGCGGCGACCCGAACACGGAGTGGTTCGTCAACAAGCAGACCCTCACCCCAGCGGTGACCACGCTGCCCGCGATCCTCAAGCGGGTCGGCAAGGAAGCGGCTGGCGGTCCCTTCGAGCAGCCGGTGTATGGCACATGACCTCCGCGATCCACCACCACCTCAATCGCCAGGCGGCGCGAGCCCGGGAGACGAACCAGGCCGTGCCGAGACCGGCGCGCGTCCGTTTCACCGTCAAGACCTCAGGCATCGGCGAGAGCCGTCTCACCGGCAAGCAGGCCATCGCCTTCGGGGCGTACATGATCGACGAGCCGACGTTCTCCTTCGGCGTCGTGACGATCACCCCGCTCAAGGTCGGCGAGCTGCCACTGGCCACGGCGACCGTGCTGAACTGGCAGCGCACTGCCGCTGGGCTCTGGTCGGGTGCGGAGGTCGGCTTCAAGGTCGAGTCGATGCTCTACACGATCCGGCTCAAGTTCACGCTCACCTTCGAGGGTTCCACGATGCGCACCACGGCCGGGCAGGGCACGGACACCAAGGTGCAGGCGACGACGAACACCTACCGAGGCGTGACCACCTACACATCGGACGATCTCTGATGGGCTCGGACTACCGGCTGGCGAAGCCGCCACTGATCGACACCATCGTCCCGACGAACGAGAACTTCTACACGCGCCGGGTGTACGGCCTGCCCGCGCACACCTACCTGACCACCGACACCTACCTCGGCGTGCAGCCGGTGACCTGGACCGAGGTGGCGACGCGCTACAGCAGCACCGTCACCGAGCTGCGGGCGTTGAACCCGTCACTGAGCACTCTCAACCCGACCGACGACATCACCGATGGCATCTTCACCCAGCCAGGAGCGTTCGGCACGACCGACGTGTTCACGAACCTGAGCAACCCGCTCCGTCACTACAGGACGGACCCGGGAACCTTTCCGCCCACGATCAACCTGAACCACCGCTACGCCCCGGACGCGGGCGGCATCAGTGCACTGGCCCTCACACCCGCTGGTCATGGCAAGGGGCCGCACAACGGCATGTGGGCGACGGTGTTCACGAGCGACCAGAGCGCTGGTGGCTTCCCGGCGATTCGGCTCGCCTTCCACCCACAGTCGCGTTCGATCCGCGACTACGTGACCCAGTGGGAGGTCCAGCTCGATCCGATCGAGACGATCCCTCCCGACGCGTGGGCCTGGAGTGCGGACCTCGTGGCCGACCTCGCATCACAGCGGCTCGGCGATTACGTCTACGTGTTCAGCTCGCATCGCAAGACCGTCGTCACGACGTACGACTCGTCAGGCACCCTCCCGATCCGGCTCGACTCGGCGGGGAGCCTCACCGTGCGTCGCATCGGTCCTGACGGCGTTCCCGTCACCAGGATCTCGGAGAGCTTCGACACGACCGACGAGACCGACGACTGGCGCGTGATGATCCCGCACCTGGGCTTCCACAATGGATCGCAGCACCAGTTCTTCGTTTCCGACGATGCGACGCCGTTCATCTGGACCACCTTCGGCGACGTGTCCGACAACGGCGCGGACTGTGGCTACTTCGGCTTCGCCGACGACGGCAGCGGCACCTTCGGCTCGATGTTCCAGAACCAGGTCACGGGAGACCGCAAGGTCACCGGCCAGCTCGCCGCCTACTACCAGACCACCTCGTTGCCTGACGGCATCTACGCCTTCGGGCCGGTGCTCGTGCACCCGTGGCGATGCGGGAACTACGGCGCGCCCGAGCTGTGGTACTTCGTCATGCACGGCTTCGGGGCGAAAACACGGTTCGACATCTACGCCGCGAAGTGGGGTCGTCACCAGTACCAGCCGGTGCCGAACCTGATCTTCGACGACGATCCGTTCTTCGAGTCGGGCCAGCGGCGCTTCCCGTCGCTCAACCCCGAGGGCTACGCCTTCGATCACGACTGGTACCGACCGGCCAACAAGATCAGCTCGATCGGGCCGTTCACTACCGACATCTGGAACCAGCGCGAGGAGCCAGCTCAGTCGGGCCTGGTGCGTTACGCAGGGTTCCGGGTGCTGCGCGACTGCAACCGGGTCGGCCAGATGCACTTCGTCGTGACCAACAACGGGCCTCGGTTGACATGAGCTACTTCGAGGATCTGAGCCTGCGGTCGATCTGGATGGCCAGCAGTGGCGACGACGGCAAGACCTGGCGCTACGCCTCCGAGGTGCCGAACCTGCCGCTGGAGATCACGCCCGTGGCCCCGTACTCCGCCGGGGTGCCGGTCATTCGCACGCCGGACAATCTGACGATCGTCGGAATCGAGCACAAGATCGCAGCCGCAAGCCACTTCTGGACCACGCCGGACGCGGGTGCTCGTGCGAGCCTCGTGGTCATGAACTACCACGTCACCAGCACCGCGCAGCCCGACGAGGGCTCGGTCATCTTCCGGCGTCACAAGGCGGACCTGCTGTGACCGACAACTTCGTGACCCCGATCGGCGATGCCCCGCCGAGTCCGCCGCTGCTCACGCTCGGACACACGACCGGGTTCGTCGCCACGCCGGTCACCGACCTCAGCGGCCGTG